TCATCTCGCTTTGCGCCGTTTGCTCGCGGCCTCCATGCCGGCGAGGACTTCCTCGTCGAGGACGTGGGCGTAGCGGGTCGTCGTCTCGATCTCGGCATGATCGAGGGCGCGCTGGACGAGCTTGAGATTGCCCGTCTCGCGCAGCAGCTTCGTCGCGAAATCGTGGCGCAGGTCGTGGAAGCGCAGGTCGGGCGGAAGGCTCGGGCCTTTCTTGCGCCGGCGCGAGCGGCGCCACATGGTCTTGAGGCCGCTCGCGGTGATCGGGCGGGGCGCACCGCGCGGCCAGCCGTTCTTGCCCTTGTTCGGCCTGGCGGCGGCGTAGGTGAAGACATGGTCCGTCGGATTGGCCATGGCGCTCATGAGGATGGCGCGCATCTCGGCGGTCATCGGCTTGACGATCCGCTTGCCGCCCTTGCCGATCACCCGGACGTAGCCGCCGGCGAGATCGACGCATTCCTTTTTCATCAGGCACTCGGCGAGCCGCAGGCCCGAGGCCCGGGCGAAATCGACGACGGGGCGATAGTCGGCGCGGATCGCCTGAAAGGCGGCCTCCTCGGCGGCGCGCACCTCGCGCACGCGCTCCTCGACCTCGGGCAGGATATGGCGCTTCCAGAGGGGCGGCCGCGGCAGTTTGACGCCCCAGACGAGGATCGCGCGGTTGAAGAGCTTCTGCAGCGGCTCGATCGTCGAGCGGTTGACGGTGCTCGGGCTGACGAGCGGGGCCGGGCGGCGGCGCTTTGGGTCGGCGGGATCGGCGGTCGTCCTGCGTCCCTTCACCGTCTGGCCGCGCCGCCAGGCGACGAGCTGGGCGACCTCGTCGTCGCCGATCTCCTCGAGGCGACGGCCGGCCCCAAAATAATCACTGAGGCGCACGAGATCGCGCGCGGTGGTCGCGGCGCCGGCGTGATGCTGCCCGACCTCCTCGAAATATCTGTCGGCGGCGGCGCTGATCGTCATCGGGCCGCGGCCCTCGGCGAGCGCCCGGTCGCATTCGGCGCGCGCCCTGGCGCGCTCCTCCTTCTCTACGGCCTTCGCTTCGAGGCGATTCTTGCAGCGAGTCGAGCCGACAAATCGACGACCGTCGATCCAGAAGTCGTAGGCGAAATACGGCGACCTTTTCGTCTTGTAGACGGACATGCGGGCGTGCTCCGGAACTGTCGCCTGGCGCGTTTGAAAGCCTCGATATCGGCCGGGTCCAGGGCGTAGTGCTGCAAGGAACGGCCCCGGCCGGTGATGATGCACGGCAATGTTCCGTCTTTTACATGCCGGCGCAAGGTTTTGACCGAAATGCGGAGCGCCTTGGCGGCCTCGGCGGCGGAGAGGAGGTCGCCCCCTGTCATGGGCAGGTCGTCGATCGTTCTCATACGGCGCGCTCCTTGAGGGCGCGGTCGCGCGCGGCGGCGAGCTCGGCCATGGCTTGTTGCGAGCCGCCGGGTTTGTCGGGATGGCGCTCGTTGGCGAGAATGTGGAACTGCGACTTGATCGTCGAAAGCGAAGCGTCGGGCGCGCAGCGAAGGATTGTCCACCAGTCGGGCAGGTCGGGCGCGGGAAGCGCAAGGAAGGCGCGGAAGGTCTGGCGGACGATGCTGAGGCCGCCGTAGCGCAATTCGACGCGGCGCGCCTCGATGATGTGATGGATCGCCTGGGCGTTCGAGGCGATGTCGGGAAAGCGGTCGACGGCGAAGCAGACCTGGTCGCCGGAGAATTTGAACCAGGCCGCGACGCCCGGGTCCGAGCCGGCGAGGCGTCCCATCAGGTCGAGATTGGCGGAAAGAACCGGCGCCTCGATCCGGATCCCGGCGTCCTTCTCGAAACCGCGCAGGCTGCCGACGACATTGTCGACCGCCTTGGCGTAGCCGGTCCTGAACGGCGAGCGGGCGCGCCGGGCAGCGGGGGTGCGCGGAACGCCTTCGGGCCAGACGAGGGGATAGGGGCTCGTCATGGCGCGATGTCCTTGCTGACCGGCTCGCCGCTCCATTGCCGCTCGAAATTGGCCTCGAAGGCGGCGGCGAAGACGGGATCGCGGAGGATGAGGAGGTCGTTGTCCTGGTTCTTCTCGCCGCTGCCGCTGAAATTCGCGGAGCCGGTGCGCAGGACGCGGCCGTCGACGCAATAGCTCTTCAGATGCATCAGCGCGCCGGCGGGTTTGAGCTTCTGCGCGACATTGGGGACGCCGGCGAGCTTGGCAAGCTCGGCGACGTCGCCATAGGCCGAGGTCGAGGTCTCGCGAAAGAGGCGCACGACGACGCCGCGGCCGGCGGCGTCGGCAAGAGCGTCGATGACCGCCCAGTCGGTCAGGACATAGGCGTCCATGTCGATCGTCTCGCCGGCGCTGTCGATGAGATCGACATCGATCTTCTCGAGGTTTTCGACCGGCGCGTAGTGGAGTTCGATGCGCGGCTGCGAGGGCAGGGCGAAGCGCATGTTCAGGTCTCCATGGTTTAAAGGGCGCGCGGGGCGGCCTCGCCCGGCTTGCGGCCGGCGCCAAGGCGCGCCTCGGCGACCCCGAAGCGCCAGGCCTCGCGCTGGCGGCTCGCATAGCTTGAGGGGGCTGGGCGGCGCAGGGCGTCCCAGCCGCCGACGACGAGGCCCTTGGCATAGGCCTCGGCGGGCGTGTCGGAGCGGGAATAGGCGATGTTCTCCATTCAATTCTCCCGCGCGGCGAGGAGGACGAGGCGAGCCATGACACCGCGTGCGCGTCGGCCGCGGTTGAAGGCGGCGTTGGCCGCTTTGGCTATAGCGAGCGGCTTGACCCTTGATGCGGAGATCCTTGTCGCCACGCCGATAGGCGCTTCGCGGGCGCTGCGGGCGCGGCGAGATCAGAAACGCGCTGAGCATATGCCAGTAGACCGTGTTGCGATTTTTCCCGAGACATCGCGCTATGGCCGCAGCTCCGCGGCCGCGCGCGGCGAGCGAGGCGATGACGGCCTTGTCGCTGGCGGAGAGACCGCCAGGCCGGATGCGATAGGCGGGAAGGCGCGGGCGGCCGCGTCGGGTCGACGGCTCCTCGGCGGCGACGACAGTCAAGTCAGACATCGGGCTCTCCGGGATTGGATTCGGCGGGATGGATCGACGGCGCGGCGACGCGCGGCGCAAGGCCGCCATCGCGGTCCTCGCGGAAGGCGAACAGGTCCTCGAAGCGGCGTTTGATGTTGCAGATCGCGGCATAGGCCTCGACCTTCGCCAATCCGTCGATGAAGAATTCGACGCGGCGCTTGGCGCCCGCGCCATCGCGATAGCGGACGATGCGCATCTGCCCGGAAATCTCCGCGCCTTTGTCTCCGAGCTCGGCGACCCGCTTGCGTCTGGCCTCGCCCATCATCGGCGCTCCACGGGCTGCGGCGGCTCGGGCCAGATCGCCTCGCGGCCGTCGTGGTCGGGATCGATGATCATGCGCAGCTCGGGAATGGTGAACCAGCCGGGCGTGAAGAGGCATTGCGCGCAGAGGGCGGCTTCGCATTGGCCGCAGGCCGGGACGACCACGATGATATGGCGTCCGCATTCGCAGCAATGGAATTCGCGAGGCGCGGTCAATTGAGGCTCCTTTTCACGACGCACCCGACGCAGAGCCGCGGAGGTTTTTTCGGCGCGTGCGGGCGGAACTGGACGGGGACGCCGCAGCCCGAGCAGATTCCGCGCTCATTGTCAGAGAAGGGCGACGGGCTATCGGCCGTGATGCAGACGAAGAAATCCGCCTTCTCCGCCTCCTCCTGGCTGATGACTTCGATCGGAATCGCGAGGCGGATCGTCGGGCTCATGAGGAGGGCGCCCCCTCAATGGCGAGGCCGAGGCTTCGCATCAAATTGGCGCTGTCGGCCCATTGCGCGTGCCCGCGCCAGGCGGTGAGAAATTTTTCGATCCTCCCGTCATCGCCTGCGGCCCGATAGGCGGCGATCTTGCGCCTGGCGCGAACGACGCTGTTCTTGCGCAGCAACTTGTGGCTCGGCCATATCCGGTAGCCCAGGAAATTGACGCCGCGGGCGATGCTGGCGATCAGCCATTTCGAAAAGGTCAGGCCGAGCTCGGCCTTCGAAAAGTCTTCGATGGATTGCTTGACGCGACGAAGATGATCGGCGCTCATTCCCAGCACGACCACGTCGTCCATATAGCGAAACCAGAAGCGCTCGCCCAGCGTCTGCTGCAGCCAGCGATCGAGCGCCGCGCCGGCATAGAGGTTGGCGAAAATCTGCGAGGTCAGCGCGCCGATCGGCAGGCCGACGCCCTGTCGCGGGACCATGGCTTCGATCAGCGCGAGCGTCGCGGCGCATGATATCTTGGCCTCGATCAGACGCCAGAGAACCGGCCGCTGGATCGACGCGAAATAAGCGCGAAAATCCGTCTTCAGAAAATAGACTGGCGCGCCATCGCGGGCCAGCCGGCGCAGCTCGGCCTGCAATTGCGTGACGCCTGCGTGCGTGCCTTTTCCCGGGCGGCAGGCAAAGGCGCGCGGCAGCAGGGCGCGGTCGAAGATCGGCGCGATGATAAGGCATAAAGCCTGCTGGGCGACCCGGTCGCGGAACGGCAGCGCGGAGATCAGCCGCTTCTTGGGATCGAAGATGTGCTGTCTCGGCGTGACGATCCGCACGCTCGGCTGGCTGAGAAAGCGAAGGAATGCACGCAGCGTCGCGAATTCGGCGTCGATGGCATAAAGCCGGGACAGCTGTTTCGACTTCGCAGCGTGGTAGAGACCGCCGATCGGGGCGAAAAGCGAGGCGAGCACCGCGTCGCGGAGGACGCCGTGCTTGCGCGGCGCGTTCTGCAGAATCGGATAAAGATAGCTCACAAAGACCTCGTATTTTTCGACGATCGCCAAGGCGTCGGTAGCGGCGTTCTCATCCCTGTCGATCATGGGCGCGATCGCAGGCCGCCGCTGTCGCGGCGGCTAATCAAGCTGAAACGCCAGGCGCTCATGCGCCTGCGCCTCATCGGGCGAGGCGAGCTCGAAGCGCGGGTGCTCGACGCCGCGCTCGTCGATCACCACGAGGCGATGGATCCGGAAGAGGCCGCCGAGCGTCCAGTCGCAGCCCGCATTGGCCTTGGCCGGCCGCAAGGGCGGCCCGGCGTCGGTGAAGCGGCCGATGCAGGAAAAGCCGAGGAAACGCTCGACCTCGGCGAAACTCGCGCCCGCGCCGGCGCGGATGAAATCGCGCCCCGACTGGATCGTGCCGCACATGACGCAGCGGAAGGCGACGTGCTCGCGGGACGAGACGCCCTGGGCGCGAATTTCGGCATGAAATTCGGAGATCGTGAGACGGCGCATCGTCGGACTCATGAGGCGTTCTCGCGGCGATTTCTCATGCGTGCGCGCCGGCTTTGCGAACGACCGGCGCATCGGAGGATCGCCGCTGATCGAGGGCGCTGCGGCCGGGCGCCGGATCGCCGAGGGAGACGGGCCCTTCCGGACGGCGATCGATGATACGCGGCGGCGGCGCGCCGGCGCGCTGCGCCTTGGCCGGCGTCGCCCAGTCGGGCGGGAGCGTGATCAGCGCATGATCGGCGAAGGCCTTGAATTCCGCCGGCGTCGCGGCGCGAACTTCCTTGGGCCAAGGGGCGACGCAGCCCAAAGCCATGATCAGCGTGGCGCCCTTCTCGCCGGCGCCCCTGTAGCCGCCGGCTGCGTCGGGCAGCAGGCGGAGACGGTTCAGGCGATCGGCGCCGAGCTGGACGCGAAACCGCGGACCGTTCGTCTTCAGCCAGGCGACAGCGGCGCCGTGGAAGCTGAGATAGACTTTCTGACGAAGCTCTGGCCCCCCCCCAGCTTTAAACAGGCAAATACGGACGCGGCAATCGGGCTTGGGGCTTTTGGCGGCAACCCCCTTGGCGCGCGTGATCTCGATCCAGTCGCCCTCTTCCATCCCGCTCATGTCGGCTCTCCCGTGGTCTGAGCTTCCTGCGCCTCGTCCGTCTCCGGCTTGTCCCGCTTCAGCGGGGAGGGAACTCCGAGGGCCTTTTCGATCGCGGCCATCGGCAGGGCGGAGCGGCCGCCGAGGGCGCCTTCGGCGAATTGGGGATAGACGACCGGCGCGTCGTCGGCGTGCAATTCGTCGAGGAGGTCCTTGATCCGCAGGATCGTCCAGGCGCCCTTGCGCGAGGTCACCGCGCGGCCGTGCTGGAATTCGGTCGCCGAGACCACATTGATGGCATAGGCGAGACGGTCGCAATCCTGGTCGCGGGCGAGCGCCTCGCGCGCCTCCCAGGCGACGGCGTCGCGGCGTCGGCGCTGGCGCGCCTCCTCCTCGCGGCGACGGGCGGCTTCCTCATCCTGCGCGTCGACCGCCTCGGTCGCGCCGCCGGGGCCGACGATCGGACGCCGCGCCTCGCGATCGGCGCCGAAGGGGATGAGGTTTTCGGGTTGCGGTTGCGGCATGGCGAGGGCTCCGGGATTAGAGGATCATGCGCAGCGGCCAGACCTGCAGCTCGGCGCGCGGATGCTTTTCGATGAGCTCGCGCTCGAAGGCGGAATTGTCGGCGTCCTTCCTGACCGCGATCATCGCGATGAAGGCGTTGACCTGCACGCCGCCTTCGGTCTCGCCGACCCACAGGCGCGTCTCGACGCCGTTGATTTCGGTGACGGTCGTCGTGTTCGAGAGGGTGATTTTCATGGGCGAGGCTCCGGGAAGCGGGGCGCAGAATTGCAGCCGTGCGAACGATGAAGGGGCGTGGCCGTCGGCCGTGGGGTCGGCGCAGCGGCGGCGCAGGCGCAGCCGAAAAGTAGCCAGCCGAGAAGGCCGGCGAACAGCAGCAGGGCGAGCGCCAGAGCGATCGCGTTGGCGAGCTTCACAGGCGCCTCGGAGACGGGGAAGGCGTCGTCGCCGAACGGATGCCTGATGCCGGGCGAGTCGGGGGGATGCCGATCGGGGCTCATATTTCCTCCTCGACGGTGGCGGGCTCGTCCTCATCCTCGCCTTCGTCCTCGATGGGCAGCAGCGCATCGATGTCGAAAGGCGCGCGATCGGCGCCGACATAGATTTTGTTCCAGTCCTCGATCGTCGCCTCGCTGCGCATCAGAAGCCTGAGGTTGTTGGCGAGGGTGTAGACGGCGAAGGCGTAGTGGGCTTCCTCGCGCGAGAAGCGCTCAGCGGCGACGCGCAGCAGATTGATGGCGTCGCTCTTCATCGCCGGCCTCCCGCCGACGTCCGCGCCAGCGTGACGGGCGCGGCCTTGCGGCGCAGGGCGCGGCTGTCGCCCTCCTCGCGGCCCTCGCTGATGAGGCGCTTGACGTAGCTGAGGTTGAGGCCGAGCCGGGCGGCGATTTCGGCGCCGGAGGCCTCGGCGGCCCAGAGGTCGAGGACGCGATTATAGGTCGTCCGCTCGCCGTAGGGATTGCGGGCGGCGCTCATAGCTGCGCCTGCGCGTTTGGGCTATTATAGGGACACTCAAAATCGCAGAACTCGGTCCCGGCGCTCAGGCACCAATAGTAAGGCCCGAGCGCGCCATTGCGCCATCGGCCGCAATCCTCGCCGGGGTCGTAGGCGTTCTCCTCGCAAAGCGCGAAATCTTCGTCGTCGAAGCCATAGAATTCGTCGCTCATCGCTCACTCCGCCGCTTCGGCCGGGCGCGGGACGCGCAGGAAATCGGGCAGCCAGTGGCGCGCCCGGGCGAGCATGGCGGCCTCCTCGGCAAGGCCGTCGTCGGGGCGCCAGCCGCGATTGCGCTCGAGCGCCTCGCCGCCGATCTCGCGGATCGCCAGAAGCGCGGTCGCCCGCGTGGCGTTGCGGAAGAAGGCCTCGTAGTCGAAGGCCTCGGCGGCCATGCGCTCGAGGTCGGGCTTGAAGCGCGCGGCCATGGCGATCACGGCGGCGTTGGCGGCCGGCTCGCGGCCGCGCAGATCAATCGAACCGGCGGTGCAATCGGCGCGGCATTCGCGCCGCTGCGCCTTGCTCGCGGCGGCGGCCATTTCGAGCGCGTCCTCGAAGCGGGCGCGGCCGATCGCCCGCGTGAAATCGGAGACCCGGTGCGGTCCGATATGGCGGGTCAGCCCGATCGGGCCGGGGCCGCGGCCGAGCGCCAGCGCGGCGATGTCATAGATCTCGGCGAGCTCGTCATCGCCGGCGACGGCCTCGCTGATGGCTTTGGTCATCGCCGCCTCGGCGATGCGGCGCGCGGCGGCGGGGATGACCGGCGGGAAGGCGGCGACCGAGGCCCCCGCGCCATGGGCGCGGCGGGCGGCGGCGGCCGCCCTGGCGGCATTGTCGTTGCCGGGCTTCGGCTCGGCCTCGGGCTCGAGACGCAGGCCGCGCTCGACGGCGAGCGCGCCGCCGGCGTCGATGGAAACGAGGACGCCGAGCTTCCTGCGTTCATCCACCGAGGCGGCGCGCAGGTGGGCGACGCGCTCGATCGTCTCGAGGCGGGCGAGAACGATCTCGCGGGCGGCCTCGTCGGCGGCGGCGCCAAGATCGCGTTCGGCGGCGTCGCGGGCGGCGCGCTCGGCGTCGAGATAGTCGGGCTCGATGGCGCGGACGAGACGGCTCTCGCGGTCCTCGGTCGCGCAGAAGCCCCAGCCCTCGGCGGCGCGGATCGCCTCGCCGTCGGCGGCGAGCTTTTCTTCCGCGAGGCGCTGGACGAGGGCGCGATCGCGCAGCCAGGGCTCGTCGCCGAAAAGGTCCTCCATCACCTCGCCGCCCGCGGCGACATAGGCCTCGAGGCCGACATAGCGGGCGGCGGCGGCGCTCGCCGGCATGGCCGAGCCGCGCAGCCGGGCGCGGATGTCGAGCGGCGAGAGAAGGCGGCCGGCGGCCTCGGCGAGCAGGGCCTCCTGCTGCGCCTCGCTTTCGGCGAGGCAGAGGGCTTTGGCCTGTTCGAGGCCGATCGCGCCGGCGCGCCAGGCCTCGCGGACCTTGGGGCTCAGGCGGCCGAGCGCCAGGCGCTCGCGGACGCGGCGCTTCGTGATGCCGAAATCGACGGCGATCTGGCCGACGCTGAGGAAATTGGCGAGCTGCGAAAAACGCTCGGCCTCGACGAGCGGATGGAGATCCTCGCGGCCGACGTTTTCGGCGAGCGAGAATTGCAGGGCCTCGGCGTCGCCGCCGTTGAAGAGGCGCGCGCGGATCGTGAGCGCGACGCCGTCCTCGAGGGCGATGCGGCGTAGCGCCATCCAGCGGCGGCCGCCGACAAGGACGCGAAAGGCGGAGGGATCGTCGGGATCGCCGCGCAGGATGAGCGGGGCGAGCTGGCCGCAGGCGCGGATGAGCGCGGCAAGTGCCTCGACGCCGTCGCAGGGCGCGCCGCGCGCGTTCATCGGATCGAGGCCGGAAATGGCGGCGAGGGGAAAGGCGGATTCCGGGCTGAGGAGGTTGCTCATCGGCGAAGGCTCCGCTTTTCGGCGGCCGGCGGCTCGGCGAGGAGGGCGAGAGCCTCGGCGGCGACGCGGCCGCATTCGTCGAGACAGCTGTGGACGCAGGCGCTGACGAGACGGCCATGGCGGTCGAGGATCGCCTGGCGCGCGGCGATCGCCGAGATCTCGCGCAAGGCGCTGAGAAGGGCGGCGACCGCGCCGGACGCGGGCGCGGCGGCGGCGGCGCAGAGAAGCTGCGAGGCGAGGACGAGCTTGACGCGTTCGGCGAGGCGGTCGGCGGCGGCGCGGGCCTCCGCGGCCTCCGCGTCGATCAGCGCGATGAGATGCGCGGGCGTGGGGGAGGGGGCGGAGAGGGTTAGGGCAGCGGCAGCGGACATGAAGGGCCTCCGACGGACGGCGGTCTGAGCGCCGATTCGTAAGACTACGCATCATGCGTAACCGTTGTCAACGCAAAATGCGTAGATTGTCGAAATACGCTTTTGCGTGGGCGGCCAGTCGACGATCGGGGGGATGGCGATGGCTGAGGTTTTGCGGTTTAAAATGCTTTCCAGCGATGGCTCGCGCGCTTACGTGATCGAAGCGTCGTCGACGGAGGCGGGCGTCAGCCTCACCTGCGAATGCGAGGCTGGGCAAAAAGGTTCGTTATGCCGCCACCGCCTGGCGCTCGTGCAGGAAGAGCCTGACGGGCTCGTCGCCGGCGCCGAGAATCTGGAGGGCCTCTACGCGCTTCTCGAGGGTTCGAAACTCGGAGACGCCTTGTTGAAACTTGTGGATATCGAAGGCGACATCCTCGCGCTGCAGAGCAAGCTGGCGGTGCAAAAGAAAACGGTCGCCAGACTGATGAAAGGGCGCTGAGACTGGGTGTCCAAGAGCCGCGCCCGCAAAGGCGCCGAATCTCCCGACCATAACGCAAGGATCGCGCGTGATGTTCGGGGCAGTTTCCTTCATTTTTTGCTTGGCGGAGCGTGTTTTCAGCCGGGAATGCTTGTCAATGACGCGCTCCGCGCGCCGCCGTCGGCGGTGGCCCGAAGGGCCATCATTGACAAGCATTTCCGGCTGAAAGAGTCCTGCCGCTTGGTCGCGGAGAACGGAGATTCGCATGCGCGCGCCGATCGCCCTATGCCTGTTCGCAATCGCTCTCGTCGGGGGCGAATCGCAAGCGATCGCCGACGACCATTTCGGCCGGATGAACGCCTATGCGCATCTCGCCGCGATGCCAATGATCGACGACGCCCTGCGCCGCAACCACGCCGAAATCGCCGCCGCGTTCGAAAGGCTCGGCGCGCTGCAATGGTGCAAGAGCGCCTGGGCGCTGCTCGGGCCGGAAGGCTCTTTCGTTCCCGGAATTCTGATGGAAAAGGCGACGAGCGGCGAGACCGACTCCGGCGGGCTCTATTGAACGCGCCATTGCCCTATTTCGCCCTGGCGAAAAACGCCGTATTCCCCTCGGTCAGGATCATCATTACGATAGTGCCGTCGGCTTTCTCCTGGCGGTCGTTCGCCGCATAGGTGAAGGTGATTACAAAGCGGCAAGCCCGCGTTTTCATCTTTTCGATCGTATCGCAGTTATCCTCGACCACCTTCTTCATTTCCGGCGGGTCAATTTTGGTGACGTCAATGCGCACCAGGGTGTCCGCAGCGCCAAGGCCGCCTACAGCGCACCGATAATCTTCCGCGTCGGCGTAGAAGCACGCGACCGTAGTCTGGATCGATTTGCCGTCCCACTTATGGGTCTGCACGGAAAGGTCGGTCGCATTGAGCTTTTTCGGCGCATCCTGCGCAAACGAGACGCTGCAGCAGAGCGACATCCCCAGTCCGACGATCATTGATTTGCGCATTATCCCCCTCCCCGAAAAAGATATCGTCGCGCGGACGCCGATCTCTTGCAAGGCTTTCAATATCGCCGCCATCCTCTCAGCTCATTCTGTCGGCTCCGGGCTCGACAGCGGCGGATGACCTAGCCCCGCGGTTTTCGGCGGGGCTTGGAAAGCGGGAGGCGCGAAGCGAGGCGCTTCATGACGCCCGGGCGCCGGTCGGCGGCGCTCGCCGGCAGCACGCCGAGATAGCGCCAGGCGCCGAGGAGCTCGACGTCGTCCTCGGGCCGCGCGTTGTGCGATTCGAGGCGCCAGAGATCGCCGCCCGGACTTCGCTGCAGCGTCTTGATCATCCGGCGTCCGTCGAGGGTCTGGACGATCGCATATTGGCCGACGAGGTCGGCGGGATTGGCCGGCCGCGGGTCAAACAGGATGAATTCGCCGTCGAGGAAGCGCGGCCATTGCGAATCGCCGCGCACGAGAAGGCCGGCGATCTCGCCATCGCCGGGCAGGGTCAGCGTGTCTTGCGCGGCGATCGACGGCGGCTCTTCGGCGATTTCGACGACCGCGCCGGCCCCGACGCTGCCGGCGACCGGAATGCTCTGCCGCCGCCCGCGCATCGCGCCGCGCCCCGAGAGCAGCCAGTCGAGCGAGACGCGATAGGCCTCGGCGATTCGCCGGGCGGTTTCCTTCGACGGCTCGCGGTCGCCATTTTCATAGCCGAGATAGGTGGAGACGACCCAGCCATAGGCCCGCGCGGCCTGCGTCGGCCGCTCGAAACCGGCCTCGGCGCGCGCCAATTGCAGTCGTTCAGCGAGTTCTCCACCCATAAACGCGGCTTCGCAAAATGCGTTACGCATTGGGCGTTGACAAAGATTACGCATCATGCGTAGTTTTGCGCATGGAAGCGAGTCGCACGGTCATCGACATCATCGACGCGGTCGGCGTTGGATCTCTCGCCCGTTCGCTCGGGCATGAGAATCTCTCGACGGTTTCGAGCTGGAAATCGCGCGGATCGATTCCGGCCGGCTATTGGCGCCATATCGTCGCCTTCGCCGCTTCGACGGGCGTCGAAGGCGTGACCTATGAGGCCCTCGTCGACGCCCATACCAAGAATCCTGATCGCTCGTCGGAGAACGCGGCGTGAACGGCTCAGCTGTCCAGCCTGCTGATATCCCGGGCCGCGCGGCGCGCCTCGTCGATGATCCGGCGGACGGGATCGACGGCGCCGAGCGGCATGATGGTCCGCAGGTTGATGATGCGCTCGAGGCCGTCGACGCCCGGCTGTTCGAGGAACCAGGCGATATGGATGAGGCCGCAGGAGATCAGCGCCGTATGGGCGCCAGTGAGGAAGACGGGCGTGTTGACCGCGGGTTCGCAATAATTGTCCATTGGGGTGCTCCCAGCCGCCCCCATCTCCATGGGCATGCCCCAAGCAGCCCCCATGAAATGAGGCGAAGGGCGAGGCTGCGCCTCCGCGTCCTGCCGCGCAAGCGGTTGAAAGGCGTTGTTTATTTCTATTCTCAAGGGCCGGTGAAGGGCGCCTCGCGCGCAAGGTTAACGCCGTTTGCCTTGCCGGCTCGCCGCGCGCAACGCGGGAGCCCGGCATGAGCGCCGGCGCGCCCTTCGTGCTGCGACAGGACGTCTCGTTCCTCTCCGAGCGCGTGACCCTTTGCGGCGTCCGGCGCGACGGGACGAAAATTCCGGGCTGCAACGGCGAATTCAACAGGGGCTACCTCGTTCATCCCGGGTTCGGCGTCATGTTCCTCATCATGCAGGAGCCGGCTTCGGCGCCGTCGCCGCCCATGGCGCCCGCCGGGCCGGGAGCGGCGGCATGAGCGGCGCGCATCCTTCCGCCGGCGCCTCGCGCCCTTTTCGGTTCGCCGCATCCCGCCGGCCGCGCGTTTCGCGCGAGGCGGGGCCGCGGCTGGTCTGCGCTCCGGCGCTTGGCGCCCTCCACGCGCCGCGCCGGAGCGCAATTCGGGGGCGGGACATGACGTCACTGGTTTTCCTGGTCGCCGCCTTGATGGTCGGCTCCGCGATCATCGTCGTCCTCCATCTGACGGCGCCGCAGGCGTTTCTTTGGGGCTGTCTCACCGGCGTCGCGTTCGGGGGCTTTGCGGCGCCCAAGCATTAGGGCGGACGGCGTTGGCGCGCCGTCCGGCAGGGTTGGGGTTTTGTTGTCTGAGGCGTCTTTCTCCTGGGGTGATTGGCGATGATCCAACCACGAAGGAGAGGGGATTTGCGTCCTTGTTCCGGGGATATTCTTCCCATGAGTTGTCACACAGACGAGCGGGTGCGCCGCGACCTCGTCATGCTCGAAGAGATGGCGCGGGCGCGGACGGGCAAGCCGCTGCACAAGGTGAGGCTGAGCGTGGCGCGCAGCATCGGGATCGCGCCGGGAACGGCGGAGACGATCCGCAAGCGGCGGTCGAAGGGAGTGAAGCAGTGGATGGCCGAGCTCGTCACGGCGGCATTGGTCAGGGAGCTTCGGGCGGAGGCGGCCAGGGTCAATCATGAGCTGGAGCTGGCTCTGGCGCGCGGCGCTCCAATTGATGGCGATGAGGCGGCTGAGGCTGAGGCTAAGATCGCTGAGGCGCGGGGACTTCTGGCGCGGGGGCGAGCGCTGATCGACGAGGCGCTCGCGGCGCGGGGCGAGACGGAACGGGGATGGCGTTGAGGATGGAATTTGGAACCGCGGGCGATCAGGCCCGCGCCGGCGCCGCGACCCCCAGCGGCGTCTTTCCCCGGCGGCGCGCTTCCTGTTCGCGCGTCGCCGGGGTCTTCAGGGAGGCGGCGATGGCTTGGCGGAGAGGGCAGAGGGCGGTGTGCGTTTTCGGCGGTCGCTGGCGCTGGCACGACCGCGTCAGCCTCGCGGCGCGGCTGCGCAGTTTTCTCGCCGTCTATCCCGAGCCGCGCAAGGACGCGGCCTATACGGTCGTCGGGATCGGGCGGTTCGGCGACGATATCGAGGGCCTGTTCCTCGCGGGATGCGATCCGCGCATCGCCTATCGCGCCGATCTCTTCCGCCCGGCGGCGAGCGGCAGGACGGATATTTCCGTCTTCAAAAAGCTCTTGGAGCCGCAGGCCGCGCGCGCCGGCGATGCGCGGAGGGCGCGATGACGGACTGGGCGGTCGGGATGCGGGCCGAGTGCATCGAGGATCCGGGCTGGCGTCTTCCGCCGGGTGGCCCCAAGAAGGGCGACATACTCGTGGTCACGGGTGTGGCGCCGCCGCCGTGGGGGAAATGTTGGTATCTGCGATTCGCGGACAGATTTCCGACTTGCTCCTACCGCGAGGACTTCTTTCGGCCGGCGGAGGAGAAGGGGACGGATATTTCCGTCTTCGAGGCGATGCTCACGAAGGCGCCGCGCGTGCTGGAGCCGGCGTCTTGAGGGGGGAGGCGAAGGCGGCGCCACGCGAGCAGCCCAAGGCGGATGAGCGCGCCAGGCGGGAGGCCTTGTTCCTTGCCGCGATGATCCTGCTCGATCCCGACCTGCCCGATAAGCTCGGTGGGCGGCTGGCGCGGGCGGTAAGCGAGGAGGTCGACTACTGGATCACCCGGCCCGGCCGTCCGCGCGAGGGCGTGGACGGCGCGACGTTCCGGCCTGGCGCGCTGCTGCGTAGGGCTGACGCCATGCGCGCCGCGCTCGCGACGGTGGAGCGAGCATGATGGCCGACTTTCGCCGCGAAATGATCCCCGAGGCTTCGGCGGTCCGGGCGCTGCCCGAGGAAATGCTGGCGGCGATGCTGGCCGAGAAGAACCTCTACGAGCGCGCGCTCAAGGGCGAGATCAAGCGGCCCGATGAATGGCTCGGGCGCCAGCGCCAGCTCGTCGCGGCGGCCGGCCTCGCAGCGCGCGTCGCCGCCTTCGTCGCCGGCGATCCCGCGCCTTTCCTCGCCTGGGCGGCCGGGGCGCGGCCGAAGCGCTGGCTTCATATCGCGAGCGGCAAGGCCTATGCCGAAATGGAGCGAGGACGGCTGCGCTGGCCCGGGCTCGACGACGCGCGGATCGTGATCTATCGCGCCGATGACGGCGAGGTTTTCGCGCGGTCGGAGGCCGAGTTCGAGGACGGCCGGTTCCTGGCGATCGACGCTGCGACCGCCGGGAATTCGCCATCATGAGCCGCGCCGGCGCCTTAGCCCTTGGCCGCGCCGGATCGATGGAAGCTTCGTCTCAAGGAAAAGAACCAAACCGGAACATCGCGTTTTGTTCCGGGGCGCGCGCCGGCGACCATGGCTTGGGAGGGCCACACCGTCCCGTCGCCGTCAAGCGCCTGCGGCGCTCCTTCACTTCGTTACGGCCGCTTCGCGGTGACCGCGCCGGGGCGATGCGGCGTTTTGCATCCGTTGTCTTTGCTGCGCAAAGTCGGCCATTCAGCCGCTTTTGCGCAGCAAAAGCCATGGTCGGCCAAAGCCTCAAGCGCGCGGAGCGGTCAAGGCCTGCGAGCGCGGCGAGCAACCCGCGAAGCGGGCTTGGCCTTGAGGGCGAGCACGTTTCAGGCCCTCGGGCGCTCGCGGGAGGCGCCTCATGACCGCCGCCGATCTCCTCGCCCCGGTCGCGCGCTGGACGGCCTATCGCCGATTTCTCCTTCTCGAGGGCGTCCGGACGAGCATCGTCAGCGCCGAGGAGGCGCGGCGCGCGCATGCGATCTCGGCGGAGGAATGGGAGGTCTGGATGCGCCAGCGCAGCGCCTTCGGCGCGGAAGGCCTGAAGAGCCGGCGGCTCGCCCGCGCGCGGAGGGCGACGCCATGAACATGATGGCGGGCGCGCTCAAGGCGCATCTCTGGACGCGCGCGGCGGACGACCATTATGTCGAGCCGCCCTGGGTCGACGCGCGGCTCTTCGAGGAGGAGCCTTTCGAGGGCGAAATCCTCGATCCCGCCTGCGGCTTCGGCCATATCGTCGCGGCGGCGCGTCGGAGAGGCCATGCGGCGTTCGGGACCGATATCGCCTGGCGCGCGGACGGCTATGTCGCCGGGCTCGATTTTCTCGCCGATTTTCCCGGCTGCGCGCGGCGCGACGGGGCGGCCAGGCTCAACATCGTCTCGAACCCGCCGTTCCGACTGTTCCGCGCCTTCGCGGAAAGGGCGCTCGCGCTTGCCGACGGCAAGGTCGCGATGCTCTGGCAGCCGGGGCGGCTGACGGCGGCCCATTGGCTGCGCGCGACGCCGCTGCAGCGGGTCTGGCATGTGACGCCGCGGCCCTCGATGCCGCCCGGCGCGGTCTATCAGGCGCTCATTGAGACCGGCGGCAAGCCGAAGGGCGGGCGCGGCGACTATTGCTGGCTCGTCTGGGAGACGGGCGGCGCTTTTGAGGGGCGCGTGCGCTGGCTGCACCGCGACGAGGGCGCGGTGCCAAGGGAGGCGGGGCAATGAAGACCCGCGTCGGCCTGCCGAGCCTTGCGAGCCAGCGCGACGCGCTCGTCGCCGACTGGGCGACCGGCGCCTTCACGCATGCCGCGCTCGCCGAGAAATGCCAGGCCTCGGAAGGCTCGGTCCGCGACCAAATCAGCCGCGCCCGCGCCGCCGGCGACCCGCGCGCGCTGACCGAAGCGCAATTGCGCGCGGCGCACGCGGCCCGCGAGGCGGCGCTGGCGGCGCGTCGGAAGGCGCCCGGCCTCGCCGAGACGCTCGGCATCCGCCGCGGCGCGGTCGTCGTCAAGCGCAGCGCCTATGCGACATCGGCGGCCGCGAGGCTGCGCGAGAACAGGATCACGCTGAGCGCGGGAAGCCGCGCGGAAAGGGCGCCATGAGCGGCATACGCGGGCCGCCCTAGGGGCGGCGATCGTTCCGAAAATATAGCAACGCTTTTGCCCTGGCTTCGGCCGGGACGGATTTTTTTTGCCGTGTCGGCGGACGCGGCCGGAGGCCCCATGAAGTCATGGTTTCGGCATTATATAGGCGCGGCCCGCGATCCGAAGTTCATGCGCGTCGCGATGCGCAGCGGCGAGACGCTCGAGCGGGTAATCTTCGTCTGGGACATGCTGGGGGAATCGGCCGCCGAGGTCGATCGCGGAGGGGCCTACCGCGTCGATGCGGCCGATATCGCCTATCTCCTGCGCTGCGAGACGGGATCGATCGCAGCGATCCTCGCCGAATTCGAGGCGCCGGACGTGCGGCTGACCGGAAGCGGGATCATCACCAAATGGGTCGATCGGCAGGGCGAGAGCGCGCCCGTCGCGGCGGCCGAGCTCGAGACGTGCGCCGGGGCGGGCGCCGCCCCCGCGACGCTGCGCTCGCGGGCCTATCGCGAGAGAAAGCGCCGGCGGCGCGGTCTTGGCGATTCGGGCGATCCGGAGCTCGCGCTTCAGGCGGCGGCGCACGCGCCGGATACGGGCGCCGGCGAAGACGATGCAACGCTGCATGCAACGCTTGCAACGCGCGCGACGATCGCCAGGGTCATTGAAGAACATAGGGAATCTTCCGGTGCAGCGTTGCATGCAACGCTTGATGCAACGCCTGCAACGCCAAAAACGTTGCATGCAACGCCCGAAGCGTTGCACCCCGTTGCATCGGCGTTGCCCCCTTCCCCTAAAAAAGAATTTTCCCCCCGCACCCCCCTTATAGAAAAAACAACCCCTTCCCCGGATCCAGCGGGAGGGGCGCATGCGCGCGAGACGCCCCGAAATCCAAGCTTCGAGGCGGAGTGCCGGCGGCGGGTCGGGCAGGAGCCGGTGGTCCTCGCCCATGATTTCCACGAGATCACGGCGCTGCTGGCGCTCGGGGTGACCAAGGAGGACGTGTTCGCCGGCATCGACAATGCGATGCGCCGCCAGAATTTCCGGCCCTATTGCTGGGCCAATCTCGCCGGCTGGGCGCGGCGGGCGGCGAAGGACCGGCTGGCGGGGGCAGAGAAGCGCGTCGGCGACCCCTTTGCCAGGGCCGGGCCGCCGCGCGCGCTCCGGACCAATTCCTTCCTCGCCGCAGCCATCAGGGATCAGGAAAATGCCGAGAGATCACGAGGTTTCGACGCTCGCGCAAGCTAGCCGCGAGCCCGGCCCCTTGCCGCGCGCGCTGGCGATCGCCGTCGACCGCGCGCTGAGCGCGCTCGGCGCCGACTGCCCGGCGCCGCTTTCGGCCGGCCATCGGACCGGGCTGATGACGCGGCGCGCAGAGCTCGCCGGCGCGCTCAAGCCGGCGACGGGGGATGAAATCCGGGCGACGATCGCCGGCCTGTCGACGATGCGCGCGGCGGTCGAGGAGGACGCGGCGGCGCAGGATTTCGTCTTCGCGCAGTTCAAGGCGATCTGCGCCGACGTCCCGCTCTGGGCGCTGCAGGAGGCGGTCCTGGCCTATCTGCGCCACGAGGCCGGCAATGGCTGGCGCCCGACCGCGGGCGAGCTCAGGGCCACGGCGATGCGGCGGGTCGCGGCGCTGCGCGAGGAGGAGGCGCGGATCGAGAGGGCGTTGACGGCGAAGATCGCGCCGGCGGGGAAGCCGCTCGATCCAGCCAGGCGCAAGGAGCTCGGCGCGATGCTGCGGCAGGCAGCGGAGGGTTTTTCGCTGCGCGAGCGCGAGGCGGCGCGGCGATGAAACGGGCAATTTATTGCTGAAAAGGAGCCAAAAATGACGCATGCCGATGAGGAGAACATTCGCGCGACGAAAACGGCCGACGCCCTTTCGACCGAGGGCGTCGTCGATCTCGACAGCGCCTTCGCCGTGGCGACGAGCTTCTGTCCCGGCGCTCGCCGACATGAAGCGCCTAGCGGATATCGAGGCCGCAACCCCCTCGACGGCCTCCGCGCCGAACTTAACCAAAGGGTAACGCCATGAAATTTGACATACTCAACCGCCGGTCAGGCCGCGTCAGTTTTGCCGCAGAAATCTCATGCGCGGAAGATGCGCCGACCTCAATCAAGATTGGTCTGTCTGTAAAATGGGCAATCAAGATCGGCGCGGACCTGAGCGACGCGGACCTGATCGGCGCGGACCTGAGCGACGCGGACCTGATCGGCGCGGCCCTGAGCGGCGCGGCCCTGAGCGGCGCGGACCTGAGCGGCGTGGACCTGAGAAGCGCGGACCTGAGCGGCGCGGACCTGAGAAGCGCGGACCTGAGCGGCGCGGACCTGAGAAACGCGGTCCTGAGAAACGCGGTCCTGAGAAGCGCGGGCCTGAGAAACGCGGCCCTGAGCGGCGCGGTCCTGAGCGGCGCGGACCTGAGAAACGCGGTCCTGAGCGGCGCGGACCTGAGAAACGCGGTCCTGAGCGGCGCTCCAAAAATCGAGAATATCCATACGCCGCCGCGAGCGCGCCAAACGCTCTCGATATGAGCGTTTGGCATAACAACTGCGGCACGGCTCATTGTCGCGCCGGATGGGCTGTCGCTCTTGCTGGCGCAGAAGGGGCGGCCCTCGAAAGTAAGGTCGGAACGGCATCTGCGGCGATGCAGATTTATCTCGCCAGCGACCCCGGTATTGATCGGTTGCCGGACTTCTACACGTCCAACAAAGCGGCGCTCGCCGACATGAAGCGCCTAGCGGATATCGAGGCCGCAACCCAAGGGAGTGCGTCATGAATGAAGTTGTTGCGGATTTGAAGGGCAACGCCGTTGTCTGTGGCGCTGAGGGCTCAAGCCGAACGCTGGATTGCCTCCCATGAAAGGTGACCTGCGCTTGCGTCAGTCTGATGATTTGGAGCTAGTTGAACGTATGGCGGAAGCAGGGTGGAACGCCAATCCAGGCAGACCCGCCGCTCTGACTTGGGCGTGTCGGGAAAGCGCATTGATGCGCAAGGAGGCTTACGAACTCCGACAAATGATGCAAGCGGCGCTGCGGGTTGTTCACGCCGCCTGGAGCAAGACGATGCCCGAGGATCCAAACCACTATTGTCTGTAGAACATTTTTTGAGCGGCGGCGCCGTTGCGCGATCGCGGTCTATGACCAGGCGACGAATTCGTTTCTTTCGGCCGCCGATCGGGAGGTAGTGTCTCAGTTTTATGCGTGCATGCAAGCATATTGTTCAAAATAACGAGTTTGTTAACGCGATACACTACCGATCGGGAGCTCGACTTGACGGTCAGATTCGCGGACGTCGTCGCTGTGGCCCGCTGCACGGCGTTCGCGATCGCGGTCAGCGTGGCGAAAGGGATAGCGCTGTGACCTCAGCAATCGCATCGATGGCCTGGGAGGAAGGCGCCCCAGCCGTGACCGCGCCTCGCGACGTCCAGGTCAGGATCGTTTCGGCGAAACGCGGGCTGGCGCGGCGGTCGCTGCGCGAGCCGGATGTTCTGTTCGTGGCGTGGGACGGCGGGGCGCTGGCGCGGTTCGGCTGCGAGGTTTTCGTGCCGCCGCAGGTGAGGCTGCTCATGCTGGCGCTCGCCGCGCGGCCGGGCGCGATGATCGGCGCGGAGGCGCTCATCGATCTCGTCTATGGCGACCGGCCGGATGGCGGACCGGAGGGCGCGGCGCGCTGCCTTTCCTCGCTCTGGAGCGCGGCGAAAATGGCCTTCGCGGCGCTCGGCTATTCCTGCGCGCGCGGGCGGCGCGGCTTTTGCGTCGCGCCGGCGCTTTTCGCGCGAAGGATTAACGAAGCCGCGTAGCGCGCCGGCGATAAAGCACAATTCAACAGCGCAGATTGATGCGGCCGGCGCATCGTGCTAGATTTGCCGGCGTCGTCAGGGCTTTTCGCCAGCGACGGCGGCCGGGGCTGCGGATGAGCGCTGCGAGCGGGGCTAAACGGCTGCTCGATATCGAGGACGTCGTCGCATGGGCCTGCGCCGAGCTCGGCAAAAGGCGTGGCGACACCCCCTATAATTATGTCCGTCACGACGCGAGCCTGGTCGGCCGCTGGACGCATCCGCCGGGCTTTCCGACGGTGTCGCCGATGTTCGCCGGCGTCGCCGGCGGCGGCTCGGCGAGCGCGGCCGGCTCTTCATGGGAGCGGGCGCCGCGGGCGCCGCGTGCGGCCGGGCCGCCGGACGAGGACGCGATAACCATCGAGGAGGCGGCGGACCGGCTCGCCGCCGAGGTTGCGGGAAGCGCGGCGCCGGAGACGCTGGCGCTCGATATCGGACTGCCTGTCGATGTCGAGGGGGCGTTCCGGGCGGCGCTCGCCAATGTCGAGAATATCGTCATGACGCATGGGCTGCTCGGCAAAAGGCCGGCCTTCGGGCGCGAGGCCCCGGCGCCCATGCCGGCGCTCGCGCCGAACGGCAAGCCGCAGGTTCTGGCGCCGACGATACGCTTGGAGAAGACGGTCGGCGGCGAGGAGCTGCGCTATGCGGTCGACGCGCCGACGCAGGCTTTGCGCAGCGGCGTTTATGCGAGCGGCGCCTTCTGTCCGCTCGAATATGATCCGGACCCGCAGTTCCTCGTCAACGAGCGGGCCGAATATGCGGCCTGGAGGGCAGGCCTCGAGGCGCTGGCGGGGATGCTCGCCGGACGGCTCGCGCGGATTGCGGCGTTGCCGCCCTCGGCGCCCGCCGCGCCCTGGCTCGGCGAGCGCGACGCCGGCAAGCCGGCCGATCTTTTCGGGGCGAGCGCCGAGCGGCTCTATTCGCGGATGGAGCTTCTCTCGATGGCGGCGCGGCAGGGCGAGCGGCGCCCGGTCAAGCAGCGGCGGGAGGATATGTGGCGCCCGGCGCGGCCGGCGCGGGCGATCAAGGGGACGGGGGGATGAAACGGTGGAACCGTCACGCAGCTGACAGCCTTGAAGCGCACGACATCGACGCCTTTCTCGACGAAATCGAGGCGGTCTGCCGCAAACATGGCCTGTCGATCGGTCATGAGGAGCGCACCTACGCTTTCGAGATCGAGGAATTTTCGGAATCCGATATGAACTGGCTGAAACTCGCGCAAGACGTCCGGCGGCCTGGCGCGGCCAAAAGCAAGCCTTAACCATCGCGTCGCGCGCGACATTGCTTCCATCTGGGGCTTGTGGCATAAGAGACGAGACGAACTAACGCTCCGGGCCAAGCCGCGGGGCGTTTTGCGTTTTCAGGGCCTTTTTCGGCGGATTTCGCCGGATGTTGCCGGATTTTCCCGAGATTTGCCGCCATGCTGACGTCTGAAGAGGCGGCCAGGCGCGTCATCGCGCTTGCCGACCGGGTGCGCGACCTCAGCGTGCGCCGAAGGTCGCCCGACGCCTTTTTCGAAGAGCGCAGCGAGATCGACAGCGACCTCCGGAAGCTCGCCGCCGATATTGCGGGCAAGCCGTTCCGCGGCGAGACGGCGGCCGAGCGCTCCGCCTTCGCGCCGGGCGCGGTCCGCCACAAGGGCCGCTCGATCCCGGTGACGACGCGTGGGGCTCGCCGGACCGCCGAACGCTCGCTGCTCGAGAGGACTTTCGCATGAGCAAGGCCGCGCCGACGCCCTTCGACAATGTGAGCGACGGGGCGATCGCCGACGAATGGGGCCGCATCGCGGCGCGCCAGGATAAGGACGACGCGCGGCTCGAGGCGCTGAAGAAGGAATTCAACCGGCGCGGCCTCAGGCTGGCGCAGGGCGAGAAATTCATCGTTTTGAAGAAGGTCGAGGTCGGCACGCGGATCAACACCGCGGCGATCCGGGCGGAGATGGGCGAGGCCTGGTGCAGCGAGCGCTCGAAGAGCTCCTCGCGCACGAGCTTCGTGGTGACGCCGGTCGCCGCGCCTGAGGGAGCGAACGCGTGAACATCTACTACACAACGAGCGCCTATCGCTCGAAGTTCGACGAAACGAAGCTCTTCGCCAGCGCGGAAGAAGCGCGGAATTTCGACCAAACGTCGGCAGCCGTCGCTGTCGGAAACCTCAGCTATGAGGATCTCAGGCAGGCCCTCGATGGCGGCGCGAATCTGGAGAGGGTGCGGGCGGCCATCGAGCTCCTGCAACAGGAGCTGCCGCTGAGGATCAGGCTTCGCGGCGCGGACGAAGGCTGAAAAGCTGAGCGAGGCGGAATTCAGAGAGGCGTTTTTGCGTCTCATCGCGGCGCAAGCCAACCTTCCTTACGAGCAAGTTGTCGCTGCGCAACGCGCGGCCTTTGTGAGCCGTGTGCGCCTCGGCATGCTGCGGGCATGGCGACACATGAGACAGCGCAATGGGCATTTTGGCCTGTGGTCTGACGCGGCAGGAGCTTGAATGGCCCGGTTTTCTCTCTCGGTCGCGGCGTCCGGCGGTCTGGCCAAGAACATCTTTTTCGAGACAGGCTTTAGCAGCGTCTCTGAGTTCGCCGATGCCTTGGCGCTTCAGGACGTCAACACGATTTTCATCGGCGAACTCGTCGAGTTCACCGAGACGCGTGGCAAAGAAATGCGCTGGCCGATGGCCATCCGCGCCGATCTCATCGAATCCGTCATCCTCATCCAGGGCTGACCGGCCTTTGGCGTCCATCATGAATGTCAGAAGCGGCCGGTTTCGACCGCGGGCTTTCTGACGTTTCGCCGTCGACGAGCGTGGATGTATCGCCGTCGACGGCGACGACCGAACGCTAGCGATAACTATCCTTCTCGCTACCCTGTGAGTCTCGAGGCTTGGGCAACGATCTTCCGACGGTCGCCAGGCCTCAAGGCTCCGAAATTCTCGCCGGCGACCCGGCTCTATTCGACGCTTTGTCCTCCGCCGCCGCCTATGCGCGGCAGGAAAAATCCGAGGCGACGCGCCGGGCCTATCGCAGCGATTTTCGAGCGTTTCGCGCCTGGTGCGCGGCAAACGCCGTCTCCTCGCTGCCCGCCCTGGCCTCGACCGTGGCGGCCTATCTCGCGACGCTCGCCGATGGCGGGCTGAAGGTTTCGACGATCAAAAGACGCGCCGCGGCGATCGCCTACGCGCATCGCCTGGCGGGGCATGAGGCGCCGACCTCCACCGGCGCCGTGCAGGCGGTTCTGCGCGGCATCAGCCGGAAGGTCGGGGTCGCGGTCGACGCCAAAGCGCCGGCGACGGCGCGGATCGTCGCCTTAATGGTCAAGCGCATCCCGGGCGACATCGCCGGATTGCGCGACCGGGCCCTTTTGTTGCTCGGCTTCGCCGCCGCGTTGCGGAGGTCGGAGCTGGTTGGCTTAAAGGTCAACGATCTCGAACGGAACGCCGCCGGCGTCATCGTTCATATCAGGCGTTCGAAGACGGACCAGGAAGGCGGCGGCCACCAGGTCGCGGTGCCGCGCGGCCGAAAGCTGCAGGTCATCGAGGCGCTGGAGGCGTGGCTCACGGCTGCGGCGATCGTCGAAGGGCATGTCTTTCGTGGGATCGACAGGGCAGGGCGCGTTCTGCGCGCCGGCCTCACGCCGCAAAGCGTCGCGCTGATTGTGAAGCGGCGGGCGACCGCGGCCAAGCTCGATCCGGCTCTTTTCTCAGGCCATTCGCTGCGCGCCGGCTTCATCACCAGCGCGCTCGAGGACGGCGCCGATCTCCTCAAGGTGATGGACGTTTCGCGCCATCGCGAAGTCAAGACGCTGAAGGTCTACGACCGCCGCGCCAGGATCTTCGAGAACCATGCGGGAAAGGGATTTCTTTGAAGCAGAGCCTTCGCAAGGCGGCTGACGCAAGCGTTCGCCGCGCGCTTGACGCGATCCGGGCCAAGCCGCTCTCCATCGACCGCCTCGAAGCGCCGATATCGCGCTGGAACGCGGTCATCCCGAAATGCGCGCTCGACGCCGAGACCGGGCCGACGCATACGACCTATCTGCATCCCCGCAAGGGCTTCCGGCGCGTCAGCAACAAGCGCCTGGTCGTCCGCGGCGCGCTTGCCAATACGGCGATGGCGGCGGCGCTTTGAGCGATTCGCAATACGGGCGGCTCCTCAAGGCTTTCCTTTACGGCAACGGCAATCGCGAAAACGCGCTGTTTCTGGTCGTGGCGCGCGACACGAAAATGGCGCATAGCGAGATGCGGGTGGCTTTTGAAGCCATCAACGGCGAGCCGACCCTGCGCGGCCGCTTTTTGCTGCTGGTCTCGACGTCGACGATCATCGACGGCAGGACGCGGGCGAAGCTGCGCTTCGTGACGCCGGATCCGCTGAGCCTCGCCGGCCCTCGGCCGACCGAGGTTTATTGCCTGCCGACCGTCGATGATTATGGACGAAGGCTCGTCCAGAATATGTGGGGCGAGCCCCAGGCCTCCCATCGCGAGGCGCGATGATCGCGCCGGCCGATACGCGTCGTCGCCTGTTCACGGACGGGCACGATTACCTCGACCTCCGCGACCCGGCTAACAGCCGGCGCGCAATAAACATGCTCACTGGACGCGATTGCGCGGCAGAAGAGCAGGGCGACGTTGATGAGCCGCCATCGGTGATGCAGCGATGCCCGCGCGTCGCGGCGGCGTTTCGCTGGCTTGGGCAGGCCTGTCCGTGAATTTCGCCCGCCAGAGCGTTCTCGATCGCTGCGCCGACCAGCTCGGCGCTTTCCTCCATGCCGGTCTAAAAAACGGACATTATCGCAAGATCGGCATTGACGAGATTCGCGCCGAGGTCGTCGCTCGAGACGAGCCGCAAAACGCCGCAGAGCGCGTCTATCTCGAGAACCGGACGTTGCGGCGCGTCATAGAGCGCGTTCCGTAGGGGAAAATTCGCCGCCCGAAACCCGCCTCAGAGGGACTGCCTGCGGTGAGAGGCGACTTCCGAAAGGATAGGGCGGCACCAAGCACGCAAAGGAAGTTTATAATGGCCTGCGGCGGCTGCTCAGAGCGGCGGGAGGCGATCGTCGCGGCAGGGCGCGCCTTGGCCGCCGGCGAGCTTCGCGACGCCGTCCAGGAAGTGAAGGTCCTCGCGGAATCGGCGGCGCGCGATTTGCGCCGCGCCGCGTTGAACGCCTCGCGCCTCAGACTGAAACGCTGATGTTCGTCGTCAGGATCGACGGCTCCGACATCAGCCGGCTCGGGCGCGACTTCGCCAAGATACAGGCGAGACTTCCGAAGGCGATCGCCAGAGGCCTCAACCAGGGCGGCGAGCGCGTGCGCACTTCGGTGCAGCGCGCGCTGAAGGAACGGACGAACGTCAAGGCGTATAAGTCGATCACCTCGAGGATGAGGACGACGCGCGCTTACGAGGCGTCCCTTACGTATCAGATCATCGCGACCGGCAAGGGGATTCCAATTGAGGAATTCCCGCTCACTGTGGTGAAAGGACAGGGCGGGGGGGTCGATGCCAAAACATGGGGCGTCGACCATCTGTTCAAGCGATCGTTCCGAGAGAAGTTCACCGGCAAGTTGCGCGCCCGAACGTCTTCCTCGCGCGTCCCGATCCGCAAGCTATACGGGCCTGCATTGCCTAAGGAGCTTGGCGCGGGGGAGATAACCTCGTTGTTCTATTCGGCCGCGGCCGAGCTTGTGCCGCCGCGGGTCATCGCTATGGTGACAGGAGCGCTCAAGTAGAGTGCAGGGGGTCCACGTTGCTACGTTGTGAATTGATTTCACGCTTTCATTTCGTGGGTCCTTCCCCCCGGTCCGGCGCGCCGCGCTGCGCGCGCAGTGCGGATATTGCGCAGTCGATCCATTTGAAAAAGCGTGCATATGCATGGCTATGCATGCATATGGTCCCTTGAAATCGCGATGGTGGTCGGCCGGGTTTCGCTAAAAAAGGCGCTCGCGCTGCTCGACGCCAGCGGCGATAAGGTTTCCCAGTCGGCGCTCTCCCGCTACGTCGCCAAATATTCGGACGCCCTGCAGCCCGAGCGCGTCGACGGCCAGACGCTCGTCGACTTCGAAAAGCTTTCCGCCCATCGGGCGCAGAACCTTCACGGCGCCGCGACGGCTTCGACGGAAAACGCGCCGTTCGCGGCGAATCGACCCAACGCCGAGGGTTCGCGCGGCCGGGCCGAAGAAGCGGCGCTGAATATCCGCGCCCAGCGGCTGATGCGCGAAGTCGCGCTCGCCAAGGTGACGGGCGAGCTCACCCCGCGCCGCGAGGTCGAGGAAGCGGCGATGGCCGCAGTATCCGCCCTCAAAAGCGCGCTCGCGCTCGCCTTGACGGATACGGCTTCCGCGCTTGCCCGCGCAATCGGCGTCGAGGCGCATGTCGTGCGCCCCCATCTCAGGAATTTCGAGACAAAGGCGCTCGAGGCGTTTGCGCGCGCCCTCGCCGAGCGCGGTCTCGCCAACGGGGAAGTGGCGCCGGCGGAATAGACCTTGTCCGACCGATTGCGCGAGGAGCTGCCCAATCTCCCTTCGGGCCGCGCCGTCCTATTCGACGCCTTCCTTCGAGCGGCTGAGGTTGAGGCGGATCTGTCCGTCTCGGAATTCGCCGACCGTCACCGCGTCATTTCCCCCGATTCCGGCTCGCCGTTTCCCGGGCCGTGGCGGACAAGCCGCGTGCCTTACGTGCGCGAGCCGACGGACTGCCTGCATCCGGACCATCCGGCGCGGCGCATTCCGCTTAAGTTTTCGGCGCAGACCGGCAAATCGGAAATCGGCGTCAACTGGTTCTGCTTCATCGTCGACAGGGCGCCGGGTCCGACGATGATCGTGCTGCCGACGGGCGGCGAAGCCAGCAAATACAACAGGGTCAAGCTTCAGCCGACGATCGACGCCTCGCCGCGCATCGCGGCGCGGGTCAAGCCGGCCAAATCCCGCGACAAGTCCTCCTCGACCAAGGCGTTCAAGGCCTTCGCCGGCGGATTCGCCCAGATCGTCTCCGCGAGCAGCTCGAAAGGGCTGCAGATGGTCTCGATCCGCTGGCTCATTTTCGACGAGCTCAGCGGCTATCTGCGCGATGTCGACGGCCGCGGCTCGCCCGCCGCCCAGGCGAGAGCGCGTCAGAAGACGTTCGGCGATCTCGGCAAGGAGCTCGCCATCTCGACGCCGGGAACGGCCGGCGAATGCGAGATTTCAGAGCTCTATGAAGCCTCCGACAGGCGCCGCTACTACGTGCCTTGTCCCGGCTGCGGCGCTTTTCACGTCCTCAAATATGAGGCGATGCTGCCGCCGAGCGAAATGACCGCCTGGCGCGTCACTTTCGGCTGTCCAAGCTGCGGCCAGATCATCGATCAGAGCCAGCGCGAGGGCATGCTGGCGGCCGGCCGGTGGATCCCGACATGGGTCGCGGAAGGCGAAAAGCCGGTCCCGGCGATTCTGAGCCACTCGGAGGTCGATTCCTACGCGATCGCGCCCTGCACGGGGCGCGTTGCGGTCCGGCAGCCAGGCTACGCGCTGTGGTCGGCCTATTCGCCGATGGAATCCTGGACCGACATCTGGCGGCGCGGCGAGGACGCCCGCGGCGATCCGGTCAAATACAAGGTTTTCGCCCAGCAGGACCTTGGCGAGGCCTATGAACAGAAAACCGACAAGCCGGACTGGGAGAAGCTCTACGCCAAACGCGGCTCCTGGGCGCGCGGCGTCGTTCCCGGCCGAGCCTGCGTGCTCACCGGCTTCATCGACGTGCAGGGCAACCGCTTCGAGTGGGGCCTCTGGGCCTGGGGCGAGGGATTTCAGGGCTGGCTCGTCGACCGCAACGTCATTTCAGGCGGCTGCGAGGATCCGAACGCCTGGGCGGCGATCGACGCGCTCGTCGCGCGGCGCTGGCCGACCGAAACCGGCCGGCAAATCGACGTTCTGCAATGGGGAATGGACACCGGCGCCTATACGCAGGCGCTTTACGACAAGCTCAGCAAGCGCGCGGCGATTCTCGCAACGAAAGGCGACAATCGTCCGAACGCCGCGCCCTTCAAGAAAACCCGCGCCGACCTTCGCGGCCCGGACGGCCGCGCGATCGCCGGACGGCGCATCGATCTTGGCTGGGTCGGCGCCTATGACCTGAAAAGTTCGGTCTATGAGGGCCTGCGCAGCCTGGTCGCAGGGCCCGACGCGAGCGGGGCCTATATGCCCTCGACGCTGCACCTGCCGGACTGGGTCGGCGAAGACGAATTGAAGCAGATCACCGCCGAAACGCTCGCCGATCCCCGCGATATCGCGCCGGGCGTTCGAAAGAAGGGGCGCCTCGTGCGGCCGAGCGCTCACAAAGAATGGTTCCGGCCGTCCGGCGTCGCCAACGAGGCGCTCGACATTGTCGTCGGCGCGCGGGCGCTCGCCTGGGGCGAAGGCGCGGGGCAGCTCGACGCGTTCGGATGGCGGGAATGGGCGCAAAGGGCGCATGGCGCGCCACTCGAGCCGCCGCCCCTCGACGATGAAATTTCTCCGGCCGCGAATGAGGGCGCGAAAATTTCGCCAACCGCGCCGGAAACGCCCGGCGGTCCTGCGGACGACGAGGATTCTCTCGAAGCCCAGCTCGAGCGGCTCGGCAAATTGAACGCGGAGCGCTGGCAATGACCTCTCTTGAGCGGCAGGCTCTGCAGGCGCTGCTCGTCGACGCCCGCCAGAAGCTCCACGCGCTGCTGACCGGCGGCGCGGCGGTCGAGGTGATGGTCGACGGCTATCTGACGCGCTTCCAGAGGGCCGACGCCGACAAATTGATGGCCTATATCGCGCGGCTCGAGGCCCTGATCGATGGGCAGCGGATCATCGGCGCGATCGGCGTGACGTTCTGATGGCCGCGCCGTCCTCGTTCCTCTCCGGATTGTGGTCGGCCGCCGGCGCGGCGCTTGGCGGCTGGCTCGGCGTCGCCGGGCCGTCTGCCGGGCCGATCGACGGGCCGGAACGGTCGCGTCCGGTCTTCGAATCGGCCTATCGCGCCGCGGCGCATGATTCGCAAGACACCGTCGAATGGAACCCGACCATGGGCTCCGCCGACGGCGCGATGCTGCCGACGCGCGATCTTTCGGTCGCGCGCATCCGCGACGTCGTCCGCAACGACCCGACCGCTCATTCGGCCGTCGAGCGGCTGATCGACATGCTGGTGGGCGCGAAGCTGCGGCTTTCGGCCAAGCCGGATGGCGCGGTTCTCGGGATCGATGATCCAAAGGAGCTGCGCAAGCTCGCCCGCGCGATCCAGTCGGAATGGCGACAGTTCGCCGAGGAGCCGCGCCGCACCTGCGACGCGCAACGGCGCCTTTCGATGAACGGGCTGTTCCGCCTGTTCGCCCGCTCGTGGTTCATCTGCGGCGAGGCTACGGCGACGATCGAATGGCGTCCGGGCGATCAGCGTTACGCGACTTGCGTGATGGCGATCGATCCCGACCGGGTCTGCAATCCCTATGGACAGATCGACACGCTGAAAATGCGCGGCGGCGTCCAGATGGACGACAAGGGAACGCCGGTCGGCTACCACGTCCGCAACGCCCACGCAGGCGACTGGTGGGCCTATGGCGCGGCCTGGACCTGGAAATATGTGCCGCGCTCCTCGTCCTGGGGACGCCCGGTTTTCATTCACGGCTTCGAGCCGGACCGCGAGGGCCTGACCAAGGCGGTCTCGCCGTTCATCTCGCTGATCAACCGGCTGCGCATGATCGGCAAATTCGCTGACAACGAGCTCGCCGCCGCCGCCGCCAACGCGCTCTTCGCCGCTTTCATCGAGAGCGATTTGCCCGTCGAGGACATCCAGCAGCGGCTGACGCCGCAGAAGGACATCCACGACCGCCGGAGCTGGTCGAATTTCCTGCTCGGCTGGTATGAGAAATTCCCCGCCAGGCTCGGCGGCGTGCGCCTGCCCGTCATGTTGCCGGGCAGCAAGATTTCGATGAACAATTCGCCGCGCCAGACGACGGCGTTTCCGGCGTTCCAGACCGCCTTCCTGCATTCCATCGCCGCCTCGCTCAACATCTCCTACGAGCAGCTGACGATGGACTGGAGCCGGGTGAATTATTCGAGCGCCAGGGCGGCGCTCAACGAGGTCTGGCGCTCGACGCAGCGCATGCAGCAGGCCTTCGTCGAGCAGGTGGTGACGCCGATCCATTATGCGCAAATGGAGGAGGCGTTCGACAAGGGCTACCTCAAGGCGCCGAAGGGCGCGCCTGATTTCTGGGAAGCGCCCGGCGCCTATCTGCAGGCGACATGGATCGGGCCGGGCAGGGGCGTCGTCGATCCGCTGAAAGAGGCCGAGGCCGCCGCGATGCGGATGGAGAACCTCACCTCGACGCTCGAGATCGAATGCGCCGCCAACGGCCACGACTATCTCGACATCCTCGATCAGATCCAGGTCGAGAACGCCGAGCTGCAGGAGCGCGGCCTGACCCGGATGTCGCTCGTCGCCGCCGTGCAGTCCTCGCGCGGACCCAAGCCCGACAGCCGGGAGGCCGAGGAAAAGACCGGCGCGGATACGCAGGCGCTGGCGGCGTAATGTCGCTTTTTTCGACATCAAACGCGGTCGAAAAAAGCGACATGGGGGTTCTCGATCGATGACGTCGACCGCGCATAAGACGTGCGAAAAAATCATCCCGGTTTCCGCCGCTTTACAGGGGCGATGGCGCGCCTTGCGCGACGCCCTCGACGCCGCCGCAAAACCGCACACCGGCAAAGAGACTTTCACGATTTCGCCTTTCTACGCCCGCGATCTTCCGGGCGCGGAGGCGGAGCTCGATCGGGCGCTGAAAAGCATTTCTGCAGAGGAAGTCCACGGCGAATTCAACCAGGGCCCCCTTCAGGACGCCCGCGAGCTGCGCATGCGCCTGTGGTGGCGGGAAGAGCGGTGACAGGCGCCGCTGGTTGCAAAGAAAAGGCGCATCCCGTTGAAGCAGAAAAAGAACGAGGCTAGCGACCGCCTGCTGCCGCGCATCGCCGCGCGGGTGTTCAACACGCCTTTGCTGGTGCTCGAGAACACGGCGGCGACGATCGCCTCCAACCTCGCGGCCCGGCTGGGCGCCATCCCGCTTCAGCCGCCCAGTCCAAAAGCCTCGGCCTGGGGCGACGACGCCGGCGAGACGGAAGAGCGCAAGCCTTACGAGATCGTCGATGGCGTCGCGGTCATCCCGGTGCGCGGCGAGCTCGTCAATCGCGGCTCGTGGATCGACGCCTATTCCGGGCTGACGTCCTATGAACGGCTCGGCGCGCTGCTGAGGACGGCCGAGACGGACGAGGCCGTCCGCGCGATCATCCTCGACGTCGATTCGCCGGGCGGTGAGGCCGCGGGCGCGATGGAAACTGCCGCGGTCGTCCGCTCGGTCTCTTCAGCCAAGACGATCGTCGCTTTCGTCAACGCCTGCGCCGCTTCGGCGGCCTATGCGATCGCCGCCGGCGCCTCGGAAGTCGTGGTCACGCCCTCGGCGATCGTCGGCTCGATCGGCGTCGTCTGGCTGCATATGGATTACAGCGAGGCGATGAAGCAGGCCGGCGTCAAGCCGACCCTGCTCAAGAAGGGCGCGTTCAAGACCGACGGCAATCGGATGGAGCCGCTCGAGCCGGACGCGGCCGCCCGCATCGATGCGATGATGGACGAATATTACACGCTGTTCCTCGACAGCGTCGGCGCGCATCGGCCGGCCCTCGGCGTCGAGGGCGCGCGCAGCACCGAAGCCGGCGTCTATGTCGGCCAGAGCGGCGTCGACGCGGGCCTCGCCGACCGGACCGGCGACCTTGCCGGCGTGATCGCCGCGCTCGTCGAGAAAACCGAGCCGCCGCGCGCCGCCTGGCGAGCGCGCACGCGCGCGAAATCTGAGGAGAGCGTCGAAATGGCGGTCAAACTCTACCACGCCGGCGAAACCCATGCCGACGCGCTCATCGAGGCCGGAAAGGTCGATGAGACCGCGTCCTGGAGCTTCTCGGCCGAGGACGGCGACAAGCTGCTCGGTGAGAACGGCGACGACTGGACCAATTACGCGCGGTTTCATCTGGGCGAGGACGACGCCGAGAGCGAAAAGACCAAGGGCCGCTTCAAATACCCTTACGGGAAGGACGGCAAGGTCTATCGCAGCGGCCTCATCGCCGCCAAGCAGCGCGCCGGCCAGGAAGGCGCGAAAGACATCGAGAACGCCGCCGGGCGGCTGATCGACAAGATCGACCAGAAATCGAAAAAGGAGGCCGCGATGGCTTTGGTGGAAGTGGAAGCGGCCCGCGCGGCCGGTGTGGCTGAAGGGCAGAGCGCGGAGCGCGCCCGCATCGCGGCGATCCTGAAGGCGCCCGAGGCGGAGGGGCGCCATGAGGCGGCCCTCGCGCTGGCGCTCGAGACCGATCTCGCCCCCGGGCCCGCGGTCAAGGTCCTCGTCGCGACGGCCAAGGCCCCGGCGCCGGAAGCGCCGAAGGGCAACCGGCTCGACGCCATCGTCGAGCGGCCGAATCTCTCCCCCGATGGCGGCGCCGCCGCGTCGATGAGCGAGTTCGAGCGCGGCAGGACGATGATGGCCGCCGTGCTCGGCAAGAAAGTCGCCTGATCGGCGCCTTTTTCGCGCCCAAGCTCCCAATCCCTCCCGAAGGAATCCCTGCCATGCGAAAGCTTTTCGCCAATGCCGGCGCGCGCTGCGTCGCTGCAATGCTGCTCCTCGCGCTCGCCTTCGCCCCCGCGACGGTCCGGGCGCAATCGACGCTCCTCGATCAGACCGGCGTTCCCTACGCCGCCGGCGCGAAGGGCGAGCTCCTCCTGCAGAGCTATGCGGTGTCGGGCGGCACGCTCTACGTCTGGACTCTCCGTGACGCCAACGAGAGCGGGCCGGTCCTGGCCGTCGCCAGTAATTTCGTGCCGTCCTCGGCGGGGGGCCTCACCCGCTATCTCGCGCTGACCAACGCCAAATCCGACCTCGGCGTCACGATGACCGCGTCCGCCGGCACGCCCTCGGGGACGGTCGGCGTTTCGCGCACGGCCGGAACGAGCCTCCAGCTCGTCGGCGAAGCGACGTCGAGCAACGCCAAGACCGACAAGGCGCTGTTCGAATTCAACCTGCCCGATTCCTACGTCGCCGGCCAGAATATCGCGGTGACGGTCGGCTGCGGCTATACCGGCTCCGGGACGATCAACGGCCCCAGCACCACCATGACGGTCGCCGCCAATAGCGAGGCCGGCGGCGTCGAGACGCCGCTGACGGTCTCGGCCGCCCAGCAAATGAGCGCCAGCGGCAACCTCGTCTTCACGATCACCGGAACCGGCCTCGTCCCTGGCCAGCACGTGACGATTGAGGCGACCATGCTCGTCACCTCTTCCTCTGGCGCGAACACCGGCTTCATCAGCAGCGTCTCCTACGGCGCCTAAGACCCAATGCGTTCCTTCGGCGACGCCGTCCTTTCCCCTTAGATTTGGAGCAAACCCATGGCTTACGGCGATCCCGTCGGCGCGGTCTATGCGCATCTCGATCCCACCTCGATCTTCGCCGGCGACTATCCGCTCGCCGCGCGCAAGATCAACGTCGCCTCGGGCCAGAACGCCTCGGGCTCGTCGCTGCAATATGGCGCGGTGCTCGGGCTGAAGACCAATCCCGGCGCGGCCTCCTACGCCGCGCAGGCCGGCAACACCGGCAATGCGACGCTGGCTTTCGGCACGCCGAACACGCTCGCGAACGTTCAGCCCGGCGTCTACAAGATCGTCTTCTCGTCCTCGACCGCCTTCACCGTTTACGATCCGAAGGGCAATGACCTCGGGACGGGCGTCAACGGGACGGCCTTCGCCGACCAGATCAAGTTCACCACGACCGCCGGCGGCACGGCGATGGTCGCCGGCGACACGCTGCTCGTGACGGTCGCCGACAGCTATTATTCGGCCGCCTCGTCGGCCGGCGGCTCGAATGTCGGCAACGGCACGCTGGCCCTCGCCAGCCCCGCCGCGCTCGCCTATGCGCAGGCCGGGGCCTATACCGTCACCTTCACCTCGACGACCGCTTTCGAGGTCACCGATCCCTTCGGCAATCCGGTCGGGGCGGGCGTCGTCGGAACGGCCTTCGCGCAGCAGATCGGCTTCACGATCAGCGCCGGCGGCACGGCTTTCGCCATCAACGACACGTTCACCGTGACGCTGACCGCCCAGTATCTCTATGAGCTCAGCGTCGCCACGGCGACCGACGGTTCGCAGAACCCGGGCTGCATCACCGCAGAGACGATCGACACCTCTACCGGCGCGGTCGCCTGCACTGCCTTTTTCTCCGGCGAATTCGCCTTCGAGGAGCTGACGGTCGACGCGAGCTGGACGAAGGACGCGCTCAGCCAGGCGTTCGCGGCGCAGAACCTGCCGATCTTCATTCGTTCTGTCGGCCAGGCCGCCTAAAGGCAAACGTTCGCGGACAAGTCCCGGGCTCGCCAGCCCGGGCTGCGGCGCCATGCGCCATTTCTCAAAATCCCTAACAGCGGAGCAGACCTATGGCGCTCGACGTCTATGGCACGGAATTTCTCATTGGCGCCTTCGGCGTCGTCGACGTGCCGAATCCGTTCTTCCTCGACCTGTTCTTCCCGTCCGAGCAGACGTTCGAGACCGAAAAGATCGCCTTCGACAAGGTCGACCGCGCGCGCAGGCTGGCGCCCTTCGTCTCCTACCATGTCGCCGGCAAGCCCATGCGCACGCAGGGCTTCCAGACCAAGGATTTCCAGCCCGCCTATCTGAAGCCGAAGCACGTCGTCGATTCCACGCGGCCGCTGAAGCGGATGCCCGGCGAGCGTCTCCTCGGCGCCATGTCGCCTGAGGAGCGCTATATCCGCGTTCTCGCCGAGCTCATGAAACTGCAGGAGGATTACATCCGCCGCCGCGAGGAGTGGATGGCCGCGCAGATCATGCTCAGCGGCCAGGTGATCGTTGAGGGCGAGGACTTCCCCGCCATGGTCGTCAATTTCGGGCGCCCCTCGACCCACACCATCCAGCTCACCGGCGCCAACCAATGGGGTCAGACCGGCGTCTCCTCGATGTCGAACCTCAGGACCTGGAACGCCCTGGCCATGCTCGATTCCGGCTTCAACGCCAATGTCGTGATCATGGATCCGGCGGCCCAGGAGCTTTTCATCAAGGATCCCGAGGTCAAGGAAATCCTCAACAACCGCGCCAACACGCCGAGCCCGAACTTCAAGATCGGCAATATCCAGCTCGGCGGCGTGCTCGCCGGCGCGATCGGCGAAGAGGTGAAATATCTGGGCTATATCGGCGAGTTCCACGTCTTCGTCTACCAGCAGACCTATGTCGACGAAGCCGGCAACGTCCAGCAGATGATCCCGCCGAACACGGTGATCCTGTCCTCGCCGCCGGGCGTCCAGGGCGTGCGCACCTACGGCGCGATCCGCGATGCGGAGGCTGGGTTCCGGCCGCTGCCGCGCTTCCCCTCGATGTGGCGCTCGAGGGACCCGTCGCTGACCTATCTCATGACCCAGTCGGCCCCTTTGCCGATCGTCGGCTGGCCCGAGGCCTCGGTCGCGGTCACCGTCGCCGGCTGAGCTGGAGCGCCATAAGCGGCGCCATCGAAACTCCTCGTCCCTCTCAAAACGGAGCAGAAATGTCCACCAAAGCTCTCTATTTCGCGAGCGATCTGACGGTCGGCCTCGGACCCGGCGTCGCCGTCACCGTCCGCGCTGGCGAAGTTCTCATCGACACGCCCGGTCCTTGCGTCGAGGCGCTCCTCAAGCGGCCTGGAATCGTCGAAGCGGGCGTTGACCATCTCGACGCCCGGCGCGTCACCTGCGCCGAGCGGAAAGTGCCGCAGGAGATCGCCGAGCTGGTCTCGCCGAAGCTCGACGATGACCGGCTGCTCGCCGATTTTTCAAGGCGCAAGGCGGCCGAAACGCTGCGCAAGCAGATCGAGGCTGAAGGCGGCAAGAGCAAGGCCGCGGCCTAAAATTGCCGGGGCCCAATTTCGCGCCCTTCGCGGCGGCCGCCACTGCCGCGGTCGACGCGATCATGGGCGAACCCTTCGCGTTCCAGCCGATGATGCGCGCGCCGGACAGGACGGCGGCTGACGTCTTCGATTCCTCACGCGCGGGGACGCCGACGATCAACGCGATTTTCCTCGACAAGATCGCCAAGCCGAATTTTCCCGACAGCTATGACACGCGCCAGCAAAAGCGCCCTGGCCTCGAATCGGGAATGACGCGTCTGCGGATTTCGCCGAGCGAGGTCGCGCGCCAGGCGGCGGCCAACCCCGCCTTCGACGTGAAGGCGACGGACCAGTTCACCAGGCTCTCCGACGGATCGGTCTGGCGCGTCTCCTCGATCGAGCCGCTCGCCGGCGGGACGCTTCTCTGCAGCATCAACCGGCTCGACGGCGACTGACATGTCCCTTTCGCGCCTCGCGCTGCGCCTCGCGGCGATTGAAGCCCTGTGCCCGTCGAGGCTCGCGAGCTCCGGCCCATGGCCGACGATCGCCGGCGGTCTCGTCTTCGACAGCCGCATCGATCTCATGGAGGGCGACGAAAGGCTCGCCGGCGATATCGAGGGGCGCCCGGTCGCGATCGTCTACACCGAGCGCGACGACACCGCGCCTTACGGGGAGATCAGATATCCGGCGCAGGAGCGGGTCTGCCACCTGATCGTCGAGATATTGATCGCGGCCAAGGGCGTGATCGAAGTCGAGGGCGCCGATGGCGCGACGGCGACGGTCGGAACGATCGGCGTCGGGGCCACCGACCGCGAACGGGAGGGGCTTCTCGATCTTCTCGAGGCGCAGGTCCTGCGGCTCCTCGGCAAATGGTCGCGGCAGGACATGCCGGCCTCCGCGGCGCTCTACAACGAAATCATGATGGAGGTCCGCAGGATCGAGAGCGTTCCAGAACGCTCCGCTGACCGCAGCATCCGCTACGCCGCCCGGACGATCTGCCTGCACGTCAAGATGAAGGCCGAATATTGGCCGCTCGACCTGCAGCCGGGCCAGAGCGCACCGACCGGGCTCGATCTCCTGCCGGCGCCGCTGTCGACCATCGCCAAGGGCCTCGATCCGACCTCGACCGGCTATGCGCTCTGCATGACGTTCGTGCCGCTCGTCAACATGCCGGTCGAGCGCGTCCAGCTCGAGGACATCAGGATGTTCGCCGGGCTCGACGGGCGCACGCCGCAGAAGCCCGACGGGTCGGATTCCGACATCGTTGGCGACATTCCGTCTCCCTAGGAGCTTAAAGCATGGCGATGCCCACACTCGACCCGGCGCGCTTCAAGCGCGCCTGGCTCGTCGATCCGACCCATCGGCTGCCGATGCCGAAAAGCGCGCGGCTGTTTTCGCCGGCGCGCGGCGCGGACGGCGGCGAGATCGTCGACACCCATGACCTCTACTGGCGGCTGCCGCTCGCCGACGGCTCGCTGACCCTGCGCCAGCAGGACGCGCCGCCCGAACCGCCCGAAGCCCTCGAGGCGCCCGCTGACGAGGCGCCCGAGGCGCTCGCGCCGATCGACGAAGGCGACGCCGAAAACTGACGCCTTAGGGCCGCCGCCGCAAATCCCAGCCGCCCCAGGGCGGCTTTTCCATTTTCCCAACGCTGGAGCGCTCCATGGCTGACGGAATCGAGTTCAATTATATTCCGGGCTCCGGGCTGACCGAACCGATCTTCTCGTTCGAGGTCAATTCTGGCGGCCAATACAGCCAGATCGACCGCTATGTGCTGTTCGGCCACGCCTCGTCGGCCGGCATCATGGCGCCAAACGTCGCCATTCCCGTCTCGAGCCAGGACCAGGCCGACCTGCAGGCCGGCCCCGGCTCGATGCTGCGCGAAATGTTCCGGATCGCCCAGGCCAATGCGCCGGCGATCCCGATCTGGCTTGTCGCCGTGCCGGCGGTCGGCGGCGCGCCGGTCTGGACGATCTCGGTCGGCTCGCTTCCCGGGGTCGGAGTCGGCGTCCTCGAAATCGAAGGCGAGGAGATCGAGATCACCATCGGGGCGACCGACACGCCGACGACGATCGCGGCGGCGATCGCCGCGGCGATCAACGCCTATTATAACGCGCTCACCTTCGCGATGCTGCCGGTGACGGCGACGTCGGCGACCAATGTCGTCACCGTGACCGCGCGCCACGTCGGCCAGATCATGAACGCGATCAATTTCTATGTTCCGACGCCGGCCGACGTCGCAAACAATCTCTTCAACAGCGCCGGCGTCATCACGATCGCCCGCTCGGTCGACGGGTCCGGCAATCCGGTCGTCGCCAATGCGCTCGCCGGCCTGCAGGACAATCCGGCCGACTATATTGTCGCGCCCTGGACGGACTCGCCCTCGCTTGCCGCCTATACCGCCGCGCTCAGCGACGTCAACGGCCGCTGGTCTTGGGAGCGCCAGTCCTACGGCCACGCATGGACCTGCCAGGCCTCGAGCTTCGCGGCGCTGACGACGCTCGGCCTTTCGCTGAACGACCGCCACACGACGGTGATCGGCAAGATCGCCGGCGCGCAGGCGACCGACCTCATCACCATCGCCGGCAATCCGACGAATACGCACACGCTGACGATCAACGGCACGACGATCACTTGGGTGACGTCGGGCGCGACCGGCCTGCAGGTGAACATCGGCAGCGGCGCGGCGGCCAATGCGACGGCGCTGCTCGCGCTGCTCAATGGCTCGGCGGGGCTCGCCGACCCGAACCTCAGCCAATGCGTCTATACGGCCAGCGGCGCGACCGCGATCCTCGCCACCGCGAAGATCCCCGGCAATGTCGGCAACGCCATCGCGATCGCTTCGACCGACTCCAACGTGACCGTCGCGACGCCGACGCTGACCGGCGGCCTCGAGGGCGCGCCGCATGCGTCCTGGCTATGGGCGGCCGGCTTCTCGGCCCGCGTCCAGCCCTGGCTGTCGGACACGACGACCGGGAATGTCTCGCGCAGCCAGAGCGGTCTTGTCGTGCAAGGCCTCAGCCCGCCGCGCAACCCCGCGCTCGTGCAGCAATATCCGGCGCGCAACACGCTGGTCAATTCCGGCATCTCGACCTGGACGGTCGGCCCCGACGGGTCCGTCAAGATCGGCAAGATCGTGACGACCTACCGGACCGGCGTCTCGGGCAATCCCGACACGGTCTTCCAGGGCATCCAGTCGATGTATCAGACGGCCGGCGCGCTCAAATATTTCCGCGCGCAGGTCGGGGTCGAGCAGGCCAACAAAGCGCTTGCGCCGACCAATCCCGGCAATCTCGGGGCGATCTCGACGCCGGCGGACATCACCGCCTCGTTCGTCAACGCCTATACAACGCTGGCAATTCGCGGCGTTCTGACCAACCCCAGCTGGTTCGCGCAGAACTGCAACGTCCAGATCAACGGCCAGAACCCGTCGCGCGCCGACGTCTATGCGCCGCTCAACGTCGTCAACCCGCTCGATATCCTGGCGGCCAACGCGACGATCTACCGGCAGTTCCCGCAGACCCTCGCGGCCTAATCCCCGGCCGCCGCCGATCAACCCGGCGGCGCCTGCAGGCGCCGCTCCCGTCTTTTTCCGTGACACTCTAAGGAGCCGACCATGCCGACGGTCGATTTTGGCGGTCATATCCGCTTTACCTACAACGGGACCCCGCTCGTCATCCGCGGCAAGGTCGAGCGCGAAGCGACGAACATGGAATCCTCCGAGATCACCAACGAGAACGGCTCGGTCTCCCAGGTCGGCAAGCCGAAGGCGCAGGAGCTGATGGCCGAGTTCGAGGACGCCGACGTCAACGGCAACCCGGTCAACTGGGAGGGCGTGGTGTTCGGCGGCCGCTACAATATCGCGGTCATCGAGGAGGACACCGGCGTCACCCACAATTATTCGAACGCCTTTTTCAAGGGCAAGCCGAAGATCGACCGGCTCAACGGCCTGGTGACCGGCCTCTCGATCGTCGCGCCGCGCGGCGGCTACCAGCAGATCAGCCGCTGACCGGCCGGCAAGCCTTAAGGACGATCGATGGCCTCCAAGCGCATCAAGCTCAATCAGCCGTTCGAATGGCACGGCAGGAAGATCGACGAGGTCGAGCTCAAGGAGCCGACGGGATGGCAGGTCGCGACGCTCGGCGAACCGCGCATCCTCGTCTACAGCGCAACATCCGGCGGCTATTATGTCGAGCAGCCGGAGGTGATTTCGAAATATCTCGAGCGCTGCGTCGCGCATGAATCCGGGAACGACATCGTCAAGTTTATCTCGATGACCGATGTGCTGCGCATCAAGGCCGCGCTCTTCGATTTTTTTACAGAGGCCGAGGCGCAGATTGCCAAAGAAAAATTGGCGAGCTTTGCTTCGGCGCCGATCGCATCTCCATTGGCGAAGTCCGCCAGCTGACCTTGAGCGAGCTTGACGAGGCGCATGCGCTCGCCTGTCGCTGGTTCAACGATCCGAAGAACGATCCTAAGAACCGGAGACGCTGATGGCGACGGTGGGCGAAGCGCGCCTTGTCATCTCCGCCTCCGACAAGTCGGCTGCCGCCTTCGCGAGCGTCGAGGAGCGGATCAAGCGGCTCCAGAAGGACGTCGGCGGGATCGCCAAGGCGATCGATTCGGTCGACGACATCGCCCGCTCGGTCGCGCCGGTTTCGGAACGGATGAACGCCGCCGCCGAACAGGTGCGGCGGGTGACCGCGGCGACCCGCGAGCTCGTCGTCGAACAGAACCGGCTCGGCGAAGCAGGCCAGCGGCTCGCCGCGTTCAAGGGCGTCGAGGCCAGCCTCGCCAAGGCGGAAGCCTCGCTCGCGCAATTGCGGCAGACGCATCGCGGCTTGTGGCAGGACGTCGCCGGCGCGGCGGCGCCGACCAAGGAGTTGCAGTCGAAATATAACAGGGTGGACGCGGCGCTCAGCCGCGCGACCGCGGAATTCGAGGCGCAAAAGGCCGTCGTCAGCGCGGCGCGCGCGAGTTTCGAGGAAATCGCCGGCCCGCTCAATTCAGCCGCCGAGGCCGAGGCGCGTCTCGCGGCCGAAGTCGAACGCACGAACCGGGCGCTGATGGAGCAGGGGCGCGCCGCGGCGCGCTCGACCGAGCAGCTCTCGTCGGCGGTCGCGCGCGAGGAGCAGATCCAGCGACGTCGCGCCGGCCTCGCGCATCAATTCACCAACGAGGTGCTGCCCTTCGCCGGGCCGCTGATGCTGGAGGGCGTCAAGAGCGCGGCCGAGCAGGCGTCCGACGTCGAGCAGCTGCGCTTTCGCGTCAGGGAGCTCTCGCGCCACGATCCGACCGAGGCGCCGTTCGCGGACGACTTGACCGACGACGTCGCCAAGAAATATCCGGCGCTCACCCGCGCCAAGGCGCTCGACACTTATCTCGAGCTGCGCGCCAACGCCGCCAGCGAGGATCCGAACGCGCCGATTGACCAGGCGAAGGCGCGATCGAACCTGATGACCGCGGCGCGGGCGCAGACCGCGGCGCTGGCGAGCGGCTTCGAAATGACGCCGGTCGACATGCAGAACCTGCTGAAGTCGGTCGAAGGGTCCGGGCGCGCCGGCGATCCGAAGGCGGTCGAGAAAATCAGCGACGCCTATATCCGGGCCAAACAGGTGTTCGGCACGGCGATCACCTCGTCGATGGTGCGCGATTATGTCGCCAACGCCAAATCGTCCAATTTCTCGATCGGCGACGACCAGTTCTATCTCTCGAATATGGTCCGGATGAGCGAGGGGAACGCCTCGCGGCTCGGCAATGAAGTCAATCAGACCATGACGTCGCTCGCCGGCGGCGCCATGAAGGCGCAGGCCGGCAAATGGATGGTCGAGCATGGCCTCGCCACCGCCGACCAGATCGAAAAGATGGGCGGCGGCAATGTTCGGGTGAAGGGCGGCCTCAAGGACGCCGCGACCCTGCAGACAGACCAGGCGACCTGGGCGGCCACGACGCTGCGCCAGGCGATTGAAAAGTCGGGCGCGCTCTCGGACGCCAACGTCCAGGCCCGCATGGACATGCTGCGCAGCCAGGAGCTGAAGCGCAATCCGAAGGCGGAGATCGACGACAAATTCCTGCGGGAAAGAGCCGAGGAAGGGCTGATCGCCGCCGACCTCGCCAAGACGGGATTGCGGACGACGGTCACCGACAATCTGGCGCATTTCATCGGCAACCAGCGCCTCATCGAGCGCGACATCGGGCAGCTGCAGCGCGCCTCCGGGATCGAGGCCGCCGACCGGCTCGGCGAGAACCCCGTCGCCGCGTTCAAGGAGCTGACCGACGCGCTGAGCAATTTCGCTTCCGTGCTCGCCGGACCGGCGATCAGCGCGGTGGGGCCGCTGCTTGACAAGCTGGCGCACGGAATCGCGTCGTTCTCCGCTACGATCGAAGGCCTCGAAAAGGCGCATCCGGATCTCGCCAAGGCGGTTTCCGGCGGCCTTCTCGCCGGCGGCGCGGGTCTCGGCGGCTACCTATCCTGGAAACTTCTCTCCGGCTTCGGAAGCGCCTTTATGGGCGGCGGCGCGCTGACCGGCTCGGCGACCGCGCTCGGCGGCGCAGCGACCGCGCTGGACGGCGCTGCGGCGGCCCTGGACGGGGCCGCGGTGCGCTTGGGGGCCGGAGGGGCGGCCGGGACTGCGGCTGCGGCCGGCGGCGGCGCAGCGGCCGCGGAAGGCGCCGCCGCTGGCGGCGCGGCGGCCGGCGGAGGCGGCTGGCTGAGCTGGCTTACGGGCGGCGCGCTCGGCGGCGCGGTGACGCTCGGCGGCGGCATGCTCGCGCTGATGTATGCCCTCAAGGGCGGCGTCAGAATCGAGGAATCGCTGCACACGCCGGAATATAACGAGCGCGACAACATCCGCGCGAGCATGGTCCAGAAGCGCGCCGACCTCGACGACTATATCGCGGGGCGCGAAGCGGCCGGCCTGCCGGCCGATCAGGAGAGGACCCAACGCGGCGTCCTCGATACGGCCATCAAGAATTTCGACGTTTCGCTATCGCCGGATTCCAAGGCCGAGGTCGTCGTGCAGATCAAGCTCGATGAGGGGAGCCTCATCAAGATGTTCGCCGAGGCGACGGCCAGGGCCAGCGGCAATCTCAGCGTCGACGTCGGCCGCTCGTCCGCCGGCGTCGCGCCGAGCGGCGGGATAGGGATGCGCTAAAAGCAGCCTATGAGCTGCTCCTAAGCACCTTTTTGGGCGCCCCGAGCGGGCTCATGCGGCTTTCTCCCAAAATGCGCGAGACGCCCTCGTGATCGCGATCGATGAGCATGAGATAGGCGCGCACGCCGCCGATCGGCCGGTTGCGGCCCTGCTCCCAGGCGCGAATCTGCTCGACCGTGAAGCCAAAAGCATAGGCGAAGGATTCCTGCGGCAATCCGACCTTCTTGCGGATCGCCTTGACGTCGATCTCGGCGGGCGCGTGAAGCCGCGCCGGGGTCGCCTCGCCGCGCGCGATGGCGATCGCCTCCTCGAGCCCGGCGGCGATTTTGTTGAAAGCTTTCTTCGTCATCGATCGCCGACCTCAGCTATGACCTATGGGAAACGCATATATCGGTTCCCCATAGCAGGCCAAGCGCGAACTGACGAACTCCGGGGATAACGCAAAAAATGCGCGACTGGCAGGCGACGCTCTGGCCGGCTTCGTTCGGCGGCGTGCCGTTTTACATCGAGAAGACGAAGGACCGGTTCGGCAAGAAGATCGTCGTCCATGAATTCCCGAATCGCGACGATCCTTATATCGAGGGGCTCGGGCAGAAGGCCAATCACTTCGACCTGAACGCCTATCTCGCCGAGGATACGGCGGATATCGACGCGGCGACGCTGAAGGCGATGCTGCTGGCGCCGGGGCCGCAAATGCTGGTCCTCCCCGACGAGGGGCCTGTGCTCTGCATGTTCAAGGACGGCGCCTGGGATCACGAGCGGGACCGGCTCGGCTATGTCGGGTTCAACCTCAATTTCGTGGCGGTCGGCGCGTCGAGCGCGATCGCCTCCGCGCCGATGCTCGGGCAGCTGACGCTGGACGCCACGGCGAGCCTGGCGCTCGCCGCGCCGTCGCTCATGATTCAATTGACGGTCTGAGGGAAGCGAAATGCCGACGCCGAACTGGATCGTCGCCAATGTCGCGACGGGCCTGCAGGATATCGTCGCGACGCTGGAAGGCATCGCCAATGCGGCCAAGCTCGATCCCGCCGCCGTCACTGCGTTCAAGATGAGCGTCGCGATCGGGCCGTCGCAATCGGCGACGGTCGGCGCGCCGCTGGCGGTCGTCAACGGCCTCTCCAATTGCATGGTCGCGCTCTATAACGCCATCCCAACGCTGGTCGCGGACGGGACGGGGGTCGATCCCAGCATAGCGCCGGGCCTGTTCGCGCTCTGCCGCGGGCTTGTCGCGGCGATGGCGCCGGCGAGCGCCTTCGCCGCCTTCGCGGCCGCCTGCGATGCCGTTCCCGACGCGCCGCCGGCGATCGTCGCAACCCCAAACCGGCTCGCCGACGCCGCCAACGCAGAGCTCATCGCGCGCCTGACGCGCGGCGTGCTCATCGCCGGCTACGCCCGGGCGCTCATCGGCGTGACCTTCGACGCGCGGCCGGACGCCATCACCGCGCGGGCCGATTGCGTCGAGCGGTTCGAGCGGGAGCTTTCGGTCTGCCAGGGCTGGCTCGACGCCCGATGGGCCGCCGAGCTCGCCAAGACCCGCGACGCCTGCGTGAGCTATCTCTCGCAGGCGATCATCAATCTGAAGCCGATCCGGACGGTCAGCGCCAACCTGTCGCTGCCGTCGCTGTGGTGGGCCTGGCGTCTCTATCAGGACCCGACCCGGGCGGCCGACCTCATCGCCCGCAACCAGGTGGCGCACGCCTCCTACATGCCCAAAACCTTCGAAGCTTTGGCGGCCTGACGGATGGCGGGAGAGATCGTTTCGGTGGTCGTCGGCGGCGTGACCTATCGCGGCTTCGAGCAGGTGAAGGTGCGCGGCGGCGTCAAGGAGGCGGCGCGCTCATTCGAGCTCAAGGTCGCGGCGGAGGCCGGCCCGAGCGCGGTCGCGTCGATCTTCCAGCCATTCACCCCGGTGCAGATTTTCGCCGCCATGGAAGGCGGGGGGAGCGGCTCCGACGACGACGATCTCGGCGATCTCGTCTTCACCGGCTATGTCGACCGCTATCGCCCGAAGCTTTCGAAATCGGAAGCGCACATAACGATATCCGGGCGGGCCAAGGGGCAGGACGCGGTCGATTCCTCGGTCGAGCATCGCAAGAGCGACTATGTGAACCAGACCTCGCTCGCCATCGCGCAGGACCAGGACATATTCGGGATCGGGTTTTCGATCGACGCGGGCCTAACTCTGACGCCGCAGGACCGCTGGCGGCCGAACCCGGGGCAAACGCTATTTCATTCGCTCGACGCGCTCTCGCACGACGACGAATGCACGATGGCCGGCCAGCCCGACGGCTCGATCAAAATGACCCAGGCCGGGGTCAATCCGCCGCGCCAGCCGACGCCGCTGATCGAGGGCGTCAACATTCTCGTCGGCGAGGCCGATTTCAACGTTTCGGGACGCCACTCCTCGGTCAATGTCCATGGCCAGGCGGCCTATGGCAACGGCGCGCAGAATACCCAGATTTCGGCGACCGCGACGGACCAGACCGTGCCGCGCACGCGGCCGATCCATATCCACCATCATCACCATACCGACCAGGGTCGGATATCGCGCAAGGCGACGCATCACCGGGACCATGAGGCCGGCAATGCGATCAAGGCGACCATCACCGCGCAGGGCTGGCACGACGATTCCGGGATGCTTTGGACGCCGGGCAATGTCGTCTGGACGGAAAGCCCTTTCCTCGCCCTGGCGCAGGACATGCTGATCGAAGCCGTCGAATATATGCAGGACGACAAGGAAGGCTCGCTGACGAAGCTCGAGCTCGTCGATCCGCGCGCGCATGGCGGCCAGGGCGGCGGCGTGAACCAATCGGGCAAGAGCTGGAACATGGATTCGAGCGACGCGCAGCCTTCCTTGGCCACTCCGGCGAGCGCCGAGCCGCCGCAGGGAAGCGGGCTCTTTTGAACGCCTATGTCACGCCGCAGGCGACAAGGGTCACCGTCGTCGACGTCAATGACGGCGGCCCGCAGCAGTTCATCCACGGGACGGGGCTGCTCGGCCAGGACGTCAGCCAGATGGTCCGGGTCCAGAATTTCGGCGAATCGAGCAATCCTCCGAAAGGCGCGGAAGGATATGCGGTGGTGCTTGGCGGGGGCGCCTCCCGCATGGTCGCGCTTGGGCTCGAGCATCCGCAATACAGGCCGACCGGGCTGCCGGGGGGCGCCAAGGCGATCTACGATTCGGCCGGCAATATCATCAAGCTGATCGGCACGGAGGTCGACATGACCTTCTCCGTGCCCTGGAAGGTCGTCGCGAACGGCGTGACGATCACCAGCAACGGCGCCGACATCACGATCAATGCGGGCAGCAACAAAATCTATCTCGGGCCCGGACCATACAGCCCGGTGGTGCTGGTCTCCGGACCCTCCTCGAAAATCTACGGGACGCAATAGCCTCAGCATGAAAAAGCTCGCCTTGTCGGCCCTCGCCGCGCTCTTCGCCGCGACGATCGCGCTCGCCCAGACGGTTTCGGCGCCGCCGGTGCAGACGCTGTCGCTGAGCGCCGCCAACAATGTCGCCTCGATCGGATCGCCGACGATCCAGCCCGACGCGGCGACCGTCGCGATCGACGTGCAGGGGACATGGACGGGGACGCTGACCCTGCAGGGCCAGGTCGCGACCGGGCAGTGGCAGGCGCTTTATGCGACGGCGCTCGGCGGCGTGACGCCGGCCTCGACCATCACCGCCGACGGCGTCTACCAGGCGACGATATCGGGCCTGCGCGGCGTCAGGCTGATCGACCTTGCGTCGGGTTCGGGCACGGCGGTCGTCAGCTTCGCCGTTTCGAAGGCCGGTGTTGCGGGCCTGCCAGGCAGCGACGCCTCGACCATGACGGCGCTTGGGGCCGGCAATGGCGCGACGACGCCGACGGCGCTTGCGGCGCGGTTTGGCGAACAGATCAACGTCAAGGCCGATTTCGGGGCCGCCGGCGACGCCAAGAGCTATCAGGCGTCGATCATGACGTCGGGCTCGAACGTGCTGCAAAACAACAGCGCGACCTTCCTGCCGACCGATTGCGCCGGCCCGTTGAACAACTGCACCGGCGCGCACGCAAAATCGATCGTCGTGGATTACGCCGGTGGCGCCGGCGCGCCGCTGATGACCACGATCGCCGGCTATATCGATGCGCATCATGTCTCGCTCGCCGCCAATGCGGCGGCGGCGACCCCCTATTATTTCGCCTCCGGCGCGCAGATCGTGGCGGCCGGGACCGGCTGTGCGCCTGGCGACACGCTGCCCTTCGCCGGCGGAACGGCCAGCGTCACGGCGGTCGCGAAGATCACCCATTGCCTCGTCGCGGCGGTGGCGCAAAACGCCAACGGAAGCGGCGGCCGCGCCGACAACGGCAACATGAGCGGGACCTGCACGGTCAAAGGCACGACCGGCGCCGGCGGACCGCCTTTCACGGTCGCGGTGACGCTGACCTCCGGCGCGATTTCGGCGATCGGGTCGATCAGCTGGGCGGGCAACTATTCGACCAACCCAACCTCGCTCGCCGCCGAGCCGGTGACCGGCTGCAACGCCCTGAGCGGCGCGACTTTGACGCTCACCATGGGCGTGCGCAATCTCATCGTCTCGACGGGCGGCAATTATTCGGTCGAGCCGGCGAGCTCCGTTTCGCAGGGAACGCCAAGCGGCTCGGAGAGCGGGGTCACCTTCAACCCGGTCTGGATCACCGCGGGCACGACCACCTATGGCACCGACGATACGTCCGCCTTCCAGGCGGCGGTGAACGCCTCCATCAGCGAATGGACGGCCGGGGCCGACAATTGCGTCTACATTCCGCCAGGCCATTATTTCCTGTCGGGCCCGATGCCGATCTTCTGGGCGTCGGCGACCGGCGGCGTTTCGGGCTGCCTGCGCGGCGAGGACCGCCGGCGCTCGTTCCTCTATGTCTCGCCGGCGATGAGCGGCGACCTTTTCTCCTGGTCGCGCAACTACAATTTCACCAGCGATCCGGTGAACGGCCCGACCGAGTCCTTCACGCTGAACCATCAGGCGGCTTCGGTCGCCCATCTGATGATCGTGGGCGACCGCACGACCGCGAACCAGCAGAACGCCTTGATGTTCTACGACGAGGACCAGATGGTCACCGCCGACGACATCGAGATCGACTATCTCAACGGACGCGGCATCGCCGCGGGGATCACCAAGAATTCGACCGCGGCCTATATCGCGGAAAGCTGGTTCTCCCGCATCCGGATGATGAACGTCGGCAATGCGACGAGCCCGGCGCTCGACTGGAACGGCGCCGGGGAAGTGCGCTGCAACACGATCGACATTTACGCGCCCTATGGCGTCGGTGCCTGGGTTCACAACGCGGGCGGCGTCAATTGCGACGAGTTCCGGGTTGAGGGGCTGCAATGGGACGCGGCCAGCGTCGGCCTCGACCTTCTCGAAATTGGCGATCCGGCGGGCACAACCGCCTTGAACAATGTCCATTTCAAGAACGTCAACCTGGTCGACCCTTATATCAACGCGGCTGCGCTGCACATAACGGCGGCCTCGGCCGCCAACGAATCCTACGGCGTGACATTCGAGGGCGCGATCGGCGGCGGCGCGCCGCTTGGGCGCGGCATCCAGGTCGATTATGGGCGCAACATCGACATCGTGGTGAGCAATCCCATCAACACCTGGGATTACAACCTGCAGATGGCGAGCAGCGCCAATGTCGCCAATGTCAGCGTGCATGGGCCGAACGGCGAGGAGGCGGCCTGGACCGCCAATCTTTCGACCGCCCAGATCCCCGGCGGCTATGTCATGCGCAAGGGCCTCTACGGCGGGGCAGTGATCGCCAATATCCATGACGGGACGCCGCTCGGCGGCAATGCGCCAGGAACCGGCGCGGTCGATCTCGCGACGACGCGCAACGCCAACACCGAGGTGGCCAGCGGGCAATATTCCGCGGTGCTCGGGGGCACGATCAACACCGCGAACGCCTATGCATCGCTGGTCGGCGGCGGCGAATCCAACCAGGCCGCAGCGACCGACGCGACGGTCGCCGGCGGCAACAACAATGTCGCGAGCGGCGGCCAGTCGGTCATCGCCGGCGGCTATGAGAACGCGGCCTCGGGGACCAACGGCTGGATCCCGGGCGGCAAGGGGTCGAACGACCGCAGCCGCTACGGGACGGGCTGCGCCGCCTCGGGACCGATATCCGCCTTCAACGGCGACGCCCAGCATTGTTTCGCCGTTCTGCGCGGGACGGGGGCGACCGGCTCGGCCTTCCGACTGACCGCCGACATGGGCGCGGCGGGCTCGGCTAATGTCGTCAATATTCCGAACGCCACCGCCTATCTAGTGACGGTCGACATCGTCGCGCTCGATCGCTCGAACAATGCGAACAGCGAGAGCTGGTCGACCTGGACCGGCAAGCTGACGCGGGGCGCCAACGCCGCCAGCACTGCCTTGACGATGGCCTCGACGCCGACGCCGCTCACCAGCGGAACGGTGACGGGATCGGCGATCGCCGCCTCGGCCGACACGACCAATGGCGGCCTCAACCTTTCCTTCACGCCGCCGACATCGAACACCGACACCTGGGATGTCGTGGCGCGGGTGACGACAGTCGAAGTGCAATAGGATGGACATCAACGTCCGGATCGACGAGGGCTGCGAACCGCAGCCGCAATTGCTTTGGGACAGCGTCTGGAATCCGGCGCTCGGCTATGCCGACTGGGCGGTTGCGATTCCCGGGCAGCCGCTCAACGCCGGCGGGCTGCAGGCGGTGCTGCCGCTGTCGACGGCCGTCGTGCTCTGCCTCTTCACGGACAAGGCCTGTCCGCCCAATCATCCGCTGGCGCCGCCCGACGGCGACCTCCGGGGATGGTGGGGCGACGGCGTCGACGTCAGGGCCGATCTCGGCGAGGGGCCGATGGGCTCGCTGCTCTGGCTCCTGGAAAATTCCGTGCTCGATCCCGTCGCGACGCCGCGCTGGGCGACCTCGATGGCGCTCGACGCGCTGAGCGTGCTCGTCGGCCAGCAGGCGGTCGTCAAGGTCGCCGCGCAGGCCTTCGTGAACGACCAGAATCCGAGCCGGCTCGATCTCGCCGTCCAGCTTTACGGGAAAGACGGCGCGCAGCTCTACAACGACAGGTTCGACGACATCTGGGCGCTGCAATTTTCGAACGTCCCGACAACGCAGGCTTTCTAGAAGAGGGGCGGGATGACGTTCAAAATCCCGTCGCTCGCCTTCGTCCTTTCGAAGGTGAGGGCTGATTTCCGGGCCTATCTTCCGGGAACCGACGCCTGGCTCTGGCCCAACAATATCGGGCCGACCGCCAAGGTGTTCGCCGGCGGCCTCTGGGAGGTCTTCAACCGGCTCGATTACGTCCAGCGCGCCAAATTCGCGCTGACCTCGGTCGGCGACGATCTCGACATGCACGGCGCGGAGTTCAACCTCCCGCGCAAGCTCGCCCAGCCGGCCGCCGGCAATATGCTCGTCACGTGCACCCAGGCGATGGCCATCGCCGTCGGCGCGCAATTCCAGCGTCTCGACGGCGTCGTCTTCACCGCGACGGCGGCGGAGGCGGCCTCGGGGGCGTCGACCTTCTCGGTTCCTGTTCTCGCCACGGTTCCGGCGGCCGCCGCCAACAGCCAGGCGGGGACGGCGTTCACGATCATTTCCGGCGCCTCCGGCCCGGGCGCGGCCTCGGCGACGGCGGCCGCGGATTCGAACGGCCTGTTCGGCGGCCTCGACATCGAGGCGGACGGCGCGCCGTTCACCTCGGACCTCTCGACGTATCGCGGCCGCATCCTCTTCAGAAAGCGCAATCCGATCCAGGGCGGCGCGCCGGCCGATTACGTTTCCTGGGCCGGGCAGGTCCCGGGAGTGACGCGGACCTTCGTCGAGCGGCGATGGGCGGGGCCAGGGACCGTCAGGGTGTTCCCGATATTCGACGGCATATTCGCCTCCGCCGGCGGCGTCGCCGACTCGGCGCATATCGCGCTCGTCAACAACACGATCCAGGCGCTCGCGCCGGCGGGCGCCGCTGTCACGGTCCAGGCGCCGACCGGCCAGCCGATCGCGGTGACGGTCCAGGGGCTGACGCCGTCGACGGCGACGGAACAGGAGGCCGTCGCGGCCGAGCTCGCCGATATTTTTCAGCGGCTCGGAAAGGTCGCGGGGAACGACCCCGCGACATCGGCCGTGCTGGCGGCGATGCCGTTTCTCGCGACCTCGTTCTCGTTCGCCGCGCTATGGGCCGCGCAAGGCGTCGCCGAAGCCGCCGGCGAGGTCCGCGCGGTGATCGTCGCGCCGACGACCGATACGGCGATTTCCGTCGGCTCCATTCCGACGCCCGGGACGCTGACCTTTGAATGAGCGCGGCCAAGCGCGGATATGGCGGACCCTTTGCGTCCGCGTCGCGCGCTGAGGGGGCTTCAGGAGGAATGGCGTGACCTGCCAGCCGCTCTCCCCGTCGCTCGACATCTGTCCGGACCAGGCGCAGATCACGACGCAGCTTCTCGCGCTTCTGCCGCGCGGGCGCGCCTTCAACACGCATGAAGGGCCGCCTCAGCCGAATACGACGATCTGGAAATTCTGGAACGCCGTCGCCGCGCCGTTCGCCTGGCTCAATCAGCGCATCTGCGACCTGCGGCGCGAGTTTTTCTGCGCGACGGCCTCCGAAACGGTCGATCTCTGGCTGCAGGAATATGGGCTGCCCGATGGGTGCGATCCGTTTCCGGATATCTGCGTCAAGGTCGCCGCGCTCGGCGGGGTGACCTGCAGCTATTACCAGGCGATCGCCGGCTACATCGGCTGGTCGATCACTTGCGCGGCGAACTGCACCTATGATGCGGGCGAGATAGAGGCCGGCATGAACGCCGGCGCGGCCTATTCGCCGGCGACGCTGATCGTCTCGGTCGATCTCGAGGCGAGCCCCGCCTATGTCGCGCAACAGGTCTACGGGCCGGTCGCCGGCTTTCTCGAGGCCGCGATGCCCATTTCCTGCGGGCCCGACCTCACCTCGCTCGATTGCGTGCTCGAGCGGATCGTTCATGCCGAGACGCAGATCGTCTACGCCACTTATTGAGGATTGTTCATGGTTGATCTGCTCGGGCCAGGCGACGCCGGCGCGGCGCGCACGCTGACGACGACGACAGACGTCTCCAATCCGGCGACCGGCGATACATTCTTCGGTGATTGCCAGGCCGGCGTTCCCGGCACGGGCACGCCGATCGTCTCGAAGTTTTTGAACCGCTTCCTGCAACAGGTAAGGCGGATCATCCGCGCCTCGGGGATCACACCGATAACCGGTGCCGACGACGACATGCTCGGCCAGGCGCTGCAGACGGGCTATCTCAATTTCGCGGGGACGTTCGGCGGCACGGCCAATGCGCTGACAGCGACGCTGACGCCGGCCCCGGCGCTCCTCGTCGCCGGCATGAGCTTCGCCGGCTTTATCGCGACGACCAATACGTCGAGCGCGGTGACGCTCAATGTGAACGGGCTCGGCAATATCGCCGTCGTCAAGGCCAACGGGGTGAGCCTGCCGGCGCCGGGCGACCTGCAGGCCGGCGCGCTGATGACGTTCCGCTATGACGGAACGAATGTCAGGATCGTCGGCCTCTCGCCGTCCGACGCGCTGCGGACCGCAGGGCAGGTCCGGCTCAGCGTCACCTCGGCGACGCAACTGACCCTCTCGCCCAACCAGGGCGACATCATCACGATCGCCGGTCAGAACCAGGTCATTCCTTCCGGCGGCGTCACGCTTTCCAACAGCGGCCTTGCGGCGTCGACGGTCTATAATGTCTACGCCTATATGTCGTCGGGCACGCCGACCCTCGAGGCCGTGACGACGGCGCATGTCACCGATCCCGTCACCGGCCAGGAAATCAAATCCGGCGATTCCTCGCGCACCATCGTCGGCAAGATCGCCACCAACGCGAGCGCGCAATTCGGCAATTCCGCGCAGAACAACGGGCTGATCAACTGGTTCAACCGCCGCGGCCTCAACGTTGCGGGGCCTTCGTTCACGAACGGCACGACCGCGACCTCGGCGACCGATCTCGGCGGATCGAACAAATGCACGATCCTGGCCTGGGGCGATGAAGCCCTTTACATGCAGGTCACCGGCTACGGCTCTTCGAATACGAGCGGCTCCGGCGCCTTCGTTACGCTCGGCGTCGATGGCGTCCCCGGCGTCGGCGCGGCCTGCGCGATCACGTCGCCCGCCGCCAACGCCGGCGAGACCGTCGTCTCCAGCATCTATTTCACGCCGTCCGAAGGCCAGCACACTTTGTCGATTTTCGGCCAGGCGCAGGGCGCGGGCGGCAGCGGCATATCGGTGACGGTCGCGATCATGGCCGGCATCAGGGGCTGAACAATGTATGCGACCGTCAATCTTCTGAGCGGGACTGTGATCGCCGTCACGCCGGCGCCCACCAATATCGGGAGCATCTTCGCCTGCGTCGCGCTCGGGGAGGGACAGAATCCCGCCTATGGATGGTCGGCGAGCGAGGCGGAGGGCGTGTGGAGTTTCGCCGCTCCGGCCATTCCGCTCGCGACGCTCGCCGCGCAGACGCTGACCGCCGCCTCGCAGGCCGCGGCGTCCATCGTCGCACAGATCATGCCCGACGCCGCGCATCAGGCGGCGTTCCAGAATGCGGCGTCGATCCTCAATGGGCTCGGCGGCGCGGCGCCCAGCGTCGATCCGCTGAAGACCAAATTCGCCAATCTCGCCGCCGCCTATGGCGTCTCGGGGAGCGCCTTCGCGACCCTTGTCATCGCGATGCAGGGCGCGAGCCTCGATCTCGGCACGGCCTCGGCGACCCTCGCCGACAGCGTCGCGGCGGCGACATCCTCCGCGCAGCTCGCGGCCGCGCTCGCCGCCTTCGAGACGGCGATCGGCGCGGTCGTGGCGGAGATCAGCGCGGCCTCGCCGCCCGTGGCGATCGTCGCGTCCGGGGCGATCACAATCGCCGGCGTCAACGCGTGAGCGTCGCGAGGACGACGGACGTGTTGCTGACCGGCCCGGGCCGAGCACTCCGGAAGTAGCGCCGGGCCTCGCTCCAGAAAGCCAGAAATCCAGAAAGCCAGAAATCCAGAAAGCCAAGGCCGCCCGCAAGGCGGCTTTTTCGTCTCCGCGCCGCGGAAGCGGCGATCGTCGTCCCTCATCCCCAAAGCCCAGAGGACCTTCCCATGCGAATGAGCGCATTGATCACCAACCACGGCAAGCATTCCGACGAGAAGCTGGCGATCGCCTGCGCCCAGGACATCGTCCAGATCGGCGCCGACGCCGCCGGCGAGCAGGCGATCGAGGGGCGCAAGCTCGAGAACAAGATCGTCGAGATCATGGAAGCGCATTTCCGGGCGCTCGCGGTCGAAGAGAACGACAATATGGGCCACGAGCTCCTGGCGCTGTCGTTCGATCCGCATCCGGAGATCCACGGCAAGGCGATCAACGACATTCTCGCGGCGATCGGCGCTTCGCCGATCGGCAAATGGTTCGGCATGGACGGCGCGGTCGGCGAGCTCGCCCGCAACGCCGGCGCGTCGCCCTCGAAGGCCGCGACGGAAGTCAGGCGCAACGTCGAGACCGCGGTCGGCAAGTGGATCAAGGTCTCGCAGCACATGCACCGCGACTGGTTCGCGCGGCACGGCATGGTCGGCCATGGGACAGCGCTCACCGGCCATCCCGGCCACGATCCCGAGAACGAGCACGTCAGGCGCTGGAAGGACATTCACGACGGTCCGACGCCCGAGGCCTATCGCCAGGCCATTCACGAGCACGCGACAAACCTCAAGGCCTGACCCCGCCACGCGGCGCCCAAGCGAACCGCCGGCGCGCCTCTCAAACCCAACCATCACTCGATAGGAGCGCTCGATGTTCAAGCTTCGGGAAAAGCTGTATGCGAAGTCGTTCTTCGCCAGCGTCCTTCTGGCCACGACGGCCATCTGCACCACGTTCAAGGCGGAGATCCTCGAGGCCGGCCATTCGTGCCTCGTCACGCAATCCTCGCTGTCCTGCACGGCCAACACCACGGCCACGGTCACCGGCCTTTCCTCGACCGCGGGCCTGGCGATCGGCATGGCGGCGACCGGCACCAACGTGCCCGCCAATACTTTCGTCGCGCAAATCGTCTCGGCGACCTCGGTGATCCTGAGCCAGGCCACGACGGGCGCCTGCTCGGCGATCACCTTCACCGCCGACGCGTTCAAGCTGCTCCTGATCAAATCCTCGCCGGCCCGCACCTTCGACGGGACGCAGACCAATGTCGGAACGCCCGGCAGCGGCTCGCCGACGGCGGCCAATGTCGGAACCGACGAGGCCTCGGGCACCGGCTATACGTCGGGCGGCATCGCGCTGACCAACGCCTCGCCGGTCTCGACCAATCCGACGACCTCGGCGGCGATCTCCTTCACCAACACGATCCAGTGGACCGGCGCGACGCTCTCGGTCACCGCGGCCGTGATCTACAACAATTCGACGCGGCTCGGCGCGGCGGCGACGCCGCTCAACGGCCGCGCGGTCTCGGTCCATGATTTCGGGGGCACCCAGTCGGTCACCGCCGGCACGCTGACCCTGACGGTGCCGACCCAGGACGGCACGACGGGCCTCATCCGCATCAACTAGCGCCTCGCGCCTGAGGACGTTCCGTGGCTTACGTCTTCCGGCCGCCATGGCTGCGACAATGGCGCAGGCGCACCCTCGGGTTGGGCGCGCCGCGACAGGTCGCGAGCGCGGCCGCGACGATGAGCGCCGGCGCGTTCGGGCTCTCGACGGGTGAGGCGCCGGCGCTGACCGGCGCTTCGGCGGGAATCGCCGCCGGCGCGATCACGATCGGCGTCCAGGGCGCCGAGCCCGCGCAGGGCGCCGCTGCGACGGCGGCGGCGGGGTCGCTCGGCGCGTCGACCAACCTGGAGAATCCGACGCTCGTCGGGGCCTATCTGCAGACGGGCGCCGGCACGCTCATCCGCACGCACGGCTTCTCGATCGCGACGCAAAGCTACGGCGCCTTCCCGCAGGGGCAGATTCTCGCCCAGGCCCTCAGTTCCACGGTCATGACGGCCGTGGCGGCGACCTTCGGGGCCGTCGCCGCGCCGCTGCTCGTGGGCGTCGGCCTCATCGGCGCGGCAGCCGCGCCAGGCGCGTCGGGCAGCGAGACGCACGCGCTGGGCGGGGCCGGCGTCACGACGGCGGTGGGGGCGCTCGGCGCATCGGCGAGCACCGGGGGGCCGCTCGACAACCTCTCCTTCACCGGCTCTCCGACCGCCGGCTTTTCGCTAAGGAGGCTGAAGGCCGCTTATTCCGGGCCCGCTGTCAATGTGCGGAACGGGAGCACAGGGGCCTTTCAGGACATCGGCTTCAACGCGGCGGGAGACGATCTCGACACCGTCGCGCTGGCGGCGTTCCTCGGGTCGGCGACCGGCTATGTGGCGCGATGGTATAACCAGCTTTTTCCCGGCGTCGACCTCATCCAGCCGACCGCTGCGAACCAATTTTATATCGTGGTCGGCGGCAGCCCAGGCGGCAAATGCGTGCTGCGCGGCGCGGCGCTGGGCTTTGGATCGAGCACCGCGACGACGGGAATGTATGCGGCCGACGATCCGTCCTTCAAGACGGCGATCGTCCACGGCTTCATTTTGTGCAGCCAGAACAATTTCATCAATGCCGGCAACTACACGCCGCGGCGCTGGATCATCGGCTATCCCCTGACCGCCAATACGGACGCGGGCTTCGCGAGCTTCCCGACGCCGCAGCATCCCTGGCTCCTGGCGTCGATTTTCGACTGCTCCTATCTCAACCTGCACGTCATGTCGCAGGACGGCAACAATGATTTCGACGGGTTCGGCGCGGCCTATTCGAAATATCTCTTCCAATATGATTTCAACACGTCGCAGAGGACAATCTACTACAACAACACCGAGTTCTTCGACGGGGCGGACGGCTCGAACATAAGCTACGCCAATCCGGTCGGGCTCTATGTCGGGATGGATTCCGCCGGAGGCTCGAACCTCAATGGCGACTGGGCGGAAATCCTGCTCTTCTCCGCGACGCAGACCTCCGCGCAGCGCCAGGCGCTTTCGACCAACCAGAGCAATTGGGCCGGCGTCGTCAACCCGCCCGCGACCATGACCGCCTATGACGGCAAGGTCTTCACGATGGACTATACCGGGGCCGGCGACGGGTCCTATGGGGGGCCGCTCGGCGGCTCGACGCAATATCAGGATTCGACCGGCAACAAATATGCGACCCAGGGATGCTGGGAAGGCTATTCGTTCGGCCATTATGTCGACAGCGTGTCGGGCAAGAACGTCTATCGGTTCGAGGTTCGCGAAGGCGACTGCGACAATATAACCGGCGCCGAGCGCATGGAGTGCGACGGCTCTTACGGCGTGACATGGCCGGCGGGCACCACGGTCCAGGGAAGCTACGCGTTTCTGGAAGAGCCTGGGACAGGCTACACGCTCAACAACGGCGATTGGAACACGCGCGGGCAGTGGCACTATGTGAACGCCGCCTATCCGCCGGCGTCGGTCGCGCTGAATCTCAACAACGATCACATTTCGATCGATACGGACGGCGCGTCGAACAACGTCAACGTCTATCTCGCGCCTTCGCCGATCACGCGCGGGGCGTGGAACGACGTTTTCTTCGAGCAGAACGTTTCGGCGAGCGGCACGGCGGATAATCTCAAAGTCTGGATCAACGGGACGCAGGTCGTCAATCTGAGCGGCTCGCTGTTCCCGCATGGCAAGCAGGCGATCTATTTCAAGTTCGGGATCTATAGCGGGGCTCCGGAAGCGCATCCCCAAACCCGCAAGGTTCGCTACGCCAATATCGAAGTCACCAACAAGCTCGTGAACGACCTCACCAGTCGCATCGCGAACCCGCTGCCGCATCCCGTTTGAGCAAGGCGAACCGATGACCATTGCGATGGACGGGACGCCGGTCTCGGGTTTGATCAGCGGCGCGGCCGCCAACACGGTGGCGAGCGCCGCCTTCACCAATTCGCTGAACGATTCGATCATCTTCGCGCTGGTCCAGATTTCGGACGGAACATCGCAATTCGACGTCAGCGCCGTCAGCGGCGGCGGCTATAGCCTGTCGGCCGCGCCTGGCGGCGCGATCCAGGGGCGGACGTCGAACTTCGATTTCGGCGACCTCGAGCTCTGGTGGGTTCACGCGCCGACGCCGGTCAGCGCCGCGGCCTTCACGGCGACGCTGGTCTCGACGCCGACGAGCGGCGACGCCGCGCATTCGGCGGCGATCATCGTCTTCGCGGTGAACGGCCTCAACACGTCCAATCCGTTCGACGGCAACAGCTCGCTGCCGGCGGTCGCCAAGAACCTCACCGCGACGGCGAGCGCGCCGGCGGTCAGCGGCATATCGACCAATGCGTCGAGCGGCCTCCTTTTGTCGTCCTTCGTCACGCCCGGCAACGCGGCCTCGGTCCCGTTCACCGAGCCGTCGGGCTTTACGCTGATCGCCGATTCGAACGGCTTCTCCGGAACGCCGAACTTCCTCGGCGGCGCGATCCAGGGCGACCGCGAGATTTTCTCGAGCGCGCAGGCGAGCGTCTCGGTGACCTACGGGACGACGGTCGCCAACTGGATGATGGCCGTCTGGGGCCTGCAGGCCCCAGCGTCGGCAAGCCCGAAATATAGCCCGCTCAAGAGCTACCTCAGGAGATAGACATGGGTTCGCGCGTCTATACCGTGCCGATCGAGAACGTTTCGATCGGCACGGCGGTTCAAGACGTCTTCTCGCTGGTCGCCGGCGCGGCCGGCGGCATCATCATCCACCACATTCACCTCGAAGCGGCCGTATCGGCGGAATCCGCCCTGCGCATGCGCCTGAAGCGCGGCACGGCCACCGTCACCCAGGGCTCCGGGGGAACCGTCGTAACGCCGCCGCCCGTCAGCCAGAACGATGCGGCGGCGGCGAACGTGACGGCGCATATCAACGACACGACGCAGGCCACGACGACGGGCGCCTTCACGACTCTCGCCGGGTTCAATTGGGACACGGCGCTGCCGTTCGATCACCTGCCGGCGCCGGAGGATCGGGAGGATTGCGCCGCGTCCAGCTGCCTCATTCTCGATCTGCCGGCGGTCCTTTCGGCCGCGGTGACGGTCAGCGGCTATTTCAAATATCAGCTCGTCCCGTAAGGCCCTTCCTCCATGGCCTATGTCTTTCGCCGGCCCTGGGCGCGGCAGTGGCGAAAGACCAAGGTTTTTCGCGTTGTTCCGAATGTCCATGCGACGCTGACGGGCGTCGGCGTCGCCTCGGCCGCCGGTGCGCTCATCCCCGTCGGCGGGGTGACGATCGGCGGCGTCTCCCTCGCCTCGGGCGCGGGGGCGCTCAGCCTCAGGGTCGATGAGAGCCTCGCGCTGAGCGGGGCGGGGACCTCGGCGGGCGCCTATCTCTTCGGCTATCAGATTTCCGAATCGCCGGCGCTCGCGGGCTTCGGCGCGACGGGCGCGGCTGCCGCCTTCGCCGGCTCTGAGGGCGTCGCGCTGGCTGGCGCTTCCGCGGCCTCCGCGCCCGGCGCGATCGCGTCGCTCGACGCTCCGGCGATCGCCGGGGCCAACGCCTCGGCCGCGCCAGGCGCACTCGCGATCGGCGGACAGGCCGCGACATCAGGGGCCGGGGCGACCGCGTCGCCTGGCGCGCTGGCGACGGGCGGCAGTAACAGCCAGGCGCTTGCCGGGGCAGGGGCCGCGTCGAGCGCAGGCGTCTTTGCGGAACAGGCGCGCGCCGCGCTCGCCGGCGCGGGCGCTTCGGGATCGGCCGGGGCCGTTGCCGCCGGCAATGCTACGGCGATCGCCGGCGTGGCCGCTACGGGCGATGCCCAGGCGCTTGCCGCGCCGGCCGCCGACGCCCTGGCCAGCGCCTCGGCGACCAGCGTTTGCGGATCCTTCGCGCCGGCAATCGTCGATTTCCCGGCCGGCGCCAATGCGGCGACGAGCGCCGGGACTTTCGCCGTCAATTCAGGCGGCTCGGTTTCGCTGCTCGGGGCTGGCGCGCCCAGCGCGGCGGCCGGCGTTCTTTCGTCAATCGCTGTCCCACTCGCGGGCGCGTCGGGGACGGCCTCGGCCTACGGCGCCGACACTTCGGTCGTCGTGCTGCCGAGCCTCGCCACGACTATGACCGCGTCCGACGGGACGCTCGGCGCGGTCGACAATCCGGCCTTGAGCGGGATCAATCTCGCCTCCGGCGCCTCAGCGCCGATCGGGACGGCGGCCTTCACGGTCGCCTCGGCTTCCGGCGCGGCGGGCGCCGGAATTCTTTCCGCCGGGCTCGGCGCCACGCAGGCGCTCGCCAGCGCGCCAGGCTCGGCCGCCGCCGGCGCGATCGGGACCGCCGTTCAGAGCGGCGTCGCGCTCAACGGGGCGAACGCGGCGGCGACGGCCGGAACGCCTTTGCCGGTCGCGGCGCTGACGCCGATCGGCGCAGCGGCCGCCGCGACGGCCGGCGCGCTGACCAACGCGATCGGTGACTTTCCGGCCGGGGCTGGCGTATCGGCGGCGGCGGGGCTGCTCGTCGGCGACGACCTGCCGATCCTGACCGGGCCCGGCGCGGCCGCGAACGCGGCGTCTTTCGCTAAAACGGCAAGCGACGCGATGAGCGGCGCGGCGGCGAGCGCTGCGGCGCAGCCGATCTCGACGCCGGGCAACGAGATATTTCAGAGCGCGGCGGCTTCCCTGGGGGCAGGCGCCCTCGCGCCGGCCGGCGCGGACGCCATGACGGGGGCCGGCGCTGCCGCCGCGCCTGGCGCGTTGACCAGCCTCGACCAGCCGGCGCTGGCAAGCGCGGCGGCGCTCGGGGTCGCCGGGGCGCTCTTTTCCGGCATTGTCGTGGCATTGCCCGGCGCGGCCGCGGCGACGGCGGTTGGCGCGCTCGCGCAGACGATGCCGGCGCTCAGCGGCCCGGGATCGGCGATTTTCGCCGGCGTCCTCACCGCCAACACCTCGACCAACATCACCGACGTTCTCGCCGGGATCGGCGCGGGCGCCGCCGCGGGCCCGCTCGTCCAGAACCTGCCCGGCGGCCTTCAGGGCGTCCTCGCGCTGCTCGCGCCCGGCGCTTTCCTGCCGGTCATCGTCGACACGCCGGTCACGGTCCGCGGCGTCCAGCTGCTGGGCGAGGCGATCGCGGCCCAGAACCTGCGCGGAGGATATGGGATGACCGCGGTCGGGCAGAACGTTTCGATGCGGCAGGGCGACACGCTGACGCTGAACTACGCGATCTATGGACCGGGCAAGACCAACCCGACCTTCATTTCGCCGACCTGCAGCTTCGTCGTCACCAAGGATTATGCGGTCGGGCCCGATCTCCTGATCAAGCAGGGGCTCGCCCCGGTTTTGAGCAATCTCGGGGCCTGGACGGTCGCCGTGTCGCTCGCGCAGCTCGACACGGCGGCGATCCCGGTCGGCAAATGGCTGAGCCAGCTCAGGCTCGCCGACGTCGACGGCTCGGAACTGACGCTGGCCGTCGGGTTCTTCTCGATCCTGCCCATCCGGCCGACGCTTTAGGAGGACATCATGATCCGTCTCGCGGCCCTCGGCGCGCTTGCGCTTGCTATTGCTGGACCGGCCGAGGCGGCAGCGCCTGGACGCTGCATCGACATCGCCGTGCCGAAGGGCGCGGTCGCCGAGCATGGCGGCAAATGGACCGATCTGACGCCCGATCAATGGCAGTTCCTGCGCGGCGTCTATGTCGTCAATCCGGAGACGGCGCCCGGCCTGCCGTTCGGCGACAAGGCCGCGCTGGCCCAGGTCGAGGGGAATTCCGGCGGCCTCGTGTTCTTCATCGACGGCGACAAGGCCTGCACGCCGATGACGGTCCCGCACGAGCTCCTCGAGATGATGGAGACGGTCGCGAAGGGCCCCATTCCGCACGAGGGCGGCTTGTGAGGCGCCTCGCCGAGCTCGCGATGATCTTCGCGCTGGGGCTCGGCCTCAGCTATTTCGGCGCGCCCATCCTCAGGGCGCTCCCGCATGAAATCTATACCGGCGTCCATGGCCGGGATGGCCAGCTCTGCTGCGGCGCGGATGATTGCGCGCTGACCGTCTATCGCGAGGCGGCCGGGGCGTTCGAATTCCTGACCCGCGAGAACGACTGGGTCAGGGTGCCGCAGGAGCGGATCACCTTCCTGCCGATTCCGGGCGATCCGCCGCACGAGGACGGCCATGCGGCGCATCTCTGCTATCGCGCGGCGGGCCAGAGCGATCGCGAGAGCGACGCCTTCGCGCCGGAGATCGCCACGACGACGACGGGCAGGGCGCTCGTCGTCTATTGCGCCTTCATTCCGCCCGGGGCGACCTGACCGCCCCTTTCCCGATGAATTCGCCTTCTCCTCGAGGAGCGCCGCATGGCCGCGACCAACCGCAAAGCCTCGTTTCTCGCGACCATGAACTGGGAAGGGCGCGACAGGCTGTCGATGGATCCGCGCGATCCTGGCAACTGGACCGGCGGCAAGGTCGGCATCGGCCATCTCATCGGCTCGAAATACGGCGTCTCGGCGATGACCTGCGCGCGGATGTTTCCGGGCAAGCGCATCCTGGATCTCACGATCGACGACGCGCTGAAGGTTTTCGTCGACGGCTACTGGACGCCGATCGGCGCCGATGCGCTGGCGCCCGGCGTCGACCATTGCGTCGCCGACGACGCCTATAACGCCGGCCCGGGCGCGGCGCTGGGGCGCTGGCGGCGCGGCGGCTTCGCCGCGGAGGCTGATCCGGTCGCGACGATCCATGCCTATAGCGAGCGGCGGCTGTCGTTCCTCGAGGCGCTGCGGACCTGGAAGCTCTATGCCGCCGGCTGGGCGCGGCGGGTCGCCGGCGTCGAGGCGGAATCGATCGTCATGGCCCATGCGGCCGGCGCGAAGCTCAAGGCGGCGACGCTCGCCGATCACCTGACCGACACATCGCACGAGGCCGGCGACAAGGCGAGCGCAGCGTTCGGGCGCGCTGTCCTTTCGGGCGCCGTGGCGATCGCCGTTCCGGTGGCCGCGCCGCATGGCGGCCTGGCGCTTCTCGCGGCGTTCGGCGCGGCGGCCGTCGCCGCGCTCCATCAGATCCATGTCGCCCATGTCGCGGCCTGCCGGCGCGACGCGCTCGGCGACGCGGCCGAGGCGGCGTGAGCCGAAACCAAAGACCGCTCACAGGGAAACCCGATGAACGCCGGCCAGCTGCATATCATTGTGACGCATTTCAACCCGAACCGTGTCGCCGCGCACAAACGCCTGCGCCAGGAGTTTCTCGCCCGCTACGCCGATTGCGGCGCGCCGATCTATGTCGTCGAGCTCGCGCTCGGCGACCGGCCGTTCGAGGTCGCCGAGAGCGGCAATCCCCGCCACCTGCAGATCCGTTCGAACGAGGAGGTTCCGTGGATCAAGGAGAACCTTTTCAACATCGCGCGCCGGCGGCTCCTGCCGCATGACGCCAAATATATCGCGCTGATCGACGGCGACATCCAGTTCATGAACCCGAACTGGGCGACCGACACGCTGAACGAATTGCAGCACGCGCCCGTCGTCCAGATGTTTTCCGAATGCATGGATTGCGGGCCGAGCCACCAGGCCGTCGCCCATGAACGAAGCAAGGATGATTTCGTCCGCTATTCCTTCGCCAAGCTGCATGTCCAGCGCGGCCGCAACTGGACGCCGGGCTCGGGCTATGATTCCGAACATTGCGGCTACGCCTGGGCCTTCAGAAACAGCGTGCTCAACGAGCTCGATCCCTTCAATCCGCTGATCGACTATTCGCTCCTGGGATCGGCGGACTGGATGATGGCGTGCTGCTTCATCGGCAGCCTCGTGAAAGCGATCCACGGGCAGGCGACCGATTCCTACAAGCGCCGCGTCGCGCTGTTCTATCGCCGCTGCGAGATCGCGGTGAAGCGGGACCTCTCCTACATCCCCGGGCTCGTCGTGCATGAGTGGCACGGCCGCAAACGCGACCGGGGCTATATGTCGCGCTGGAACATCGTCGTCGACGAGAAGTTCGATCCCGACCTCGACCTGAAATATCGCGCCGACGGGCTCCTCGTGTTCTCCGGCCACAATCCCCGGCTGCCGCTGCTTTTGCGCGATCACCAGCGCGCGAAGAACGAGGATTCGATCGACACGAATTGAGCGGCGGGGCGCGGCGCACTTCCGTTTTGCCGTCCAATAATTGACGGGAAAAACGGAAGTGCGCTGTCGTTCGGCGCGGCGTATCCGCGCGCGGCGGTTCCCGCGCAAAGCAAGGAGAAGGCAGATGACTGTCCGGGCGAAGATGAGATGCGTCGCGATCACCCCGTTCGCGACAGGGCGCGCCGAGGACGTTTGCGTCGAGGTGCGCCTGATGGCCGTCTATGATGACGGCGTCGAAGAGAACAAGAGCTGGTCGAAATATACGCCGAACGGCAATCTTTCGATGACGATTACCAACCAGGCGGCGATCGACGCTTTCGAGCTCGGCAAATCCTATTTCGTGGATTTCACGCCGGCCGGCTGATCGAAACATCCGAAGCAACCATTCGCGCGCGGCCAACGAGGCCGAACGGCCGCGCGCGTCCTCTCCAGCGGCCGCAAGGGCTTTCCATGTCCGATCCTTCCTCGGTCGTCGCTGTCGCGCCGATCATCGAAATCCTGAAGCCGCTCATCGACGTCGTCGTGCCGCCGGCGGTGGTCGGCCTCGTCGGGATCGCCATCGGGCTGATCCGGAAATACACCGGCGCGGCGATCAGTGCGCAGGCCGAGGCGAAGCTCGAATCCGCCGCGGCGACGCAGGCCGGCATCCTCGTCGCCAGGGCGGAAAACAATCTCGCCGGCCAGTCCGTCACGCTGGGCTCGTCCGGCATCGCCGAGGCGGCCGAGGCGATCGAGGCGGCGCTCCCCGAAGCGATGGCGCTGACCGGCGCGACGCCGGACAAGCTCAAGGCGCTCGTCGTCGGCGAGATCGGCAAATTGCAGGCGCTCGCCGGCGCGCCGCCGGCCGCGAAATAGGCCGGCCAGACACTCCCCACCAAAACCCCAAAGGAGAATCCCCGTGAACAGACCCATGTTCGCCGGCGCGATCGCGGTCGGCTTCCTCGCGCTTTCGCTCGCAGGCTGCGCCACCGTCAAGAATATCGAGGCCGGCGCGCAGACCGCGGTCGGCGCCGATCTCCTGTCGATCAACACCCAGCTCGCCAAGACGGCCCCATCGGTCGCCGCCTTCGTCTCTTCCAAGATCATGGTCGCGGACGGCTATTTCCAGCAGATCGCCGCGACCGGCGCCCTGAGCCAGACCGTCATCGCCGAGGAGGCCGCGGCCGTGACCGAGGCCAAGGCGCTCGTCGCCCAGGCCGGGAGCTCCTCGACCAGCGTCTCGGGGGTCGCCAGCGAGCTCGCGCAGATATTCACCGACATCCAGAACCTCTCGCAGGTTCCCGGCACGTGATCCGCGCCCTCGCGCTGGCGGCGGCGCTGGCCCTCTGCGCCGCCGTCGCCGGCTGCGCGGCGCTCGACGCCGGGCGCTGCCTTGTCCATTCCCAGGCCTGCAATTGAGGAGAGCCTGATGACGACCTTCACGACCATCGACGACAGCGTCAAGCTTCTGTTCGACGTCCTGAAGCTGCTGCCCGGGACCTCCGAGATCGTCGGGCTCGAGCCGGTCGTCGTCGACGGCCTGACGCTGACCGACGACATCATCGTCGACGTCAAGGCGCTGGTCGCGACGCCGGAATGGGCCGACCTCGTCGGCAAGGTCAAGCCGCTGTTCGAGGCGCATGGCGGGACGGTGACGCTGGCGCCGGGCAGCCAGACGACGGTCGCGACCTATGTCGCGCCGCCGGCGCTCGCGGGCGGCCATCCCGACGGCGCCAACCGCGGCGGCCTGATGGCGCCCGACGCGTGACAAACATGAAATCATGAAACCATGACTCCAAGGAACAGGATCATGTCGACGCCCGCCGCCCCGCTCGCCGACTGGGGCTTTTTCGAATGGGCGACCGCCTGCCTGATCGGCGCGACGTCGGGCCTGTCGGTCGCGATCGGCTGGATCTTCGGCCAGGTCCGGCGGATCGACCGGCTCGCCGCGGCCGAAGCGCAGCTGCGGATCGACGTCGACGCCGGCCGGGCCGAGAGCAAGGCGGCGGCGGCGAAGATCGAGGCCTTGCGCGACGACCATTTCGAGCTGCGCGAGATGGTGGCGCAGCTGCCCAAGCGCGACGAGATGCGCGAGATGCTGCGCGAATACGCCTGGTCGGCCCGAAAGTAGGGCGCCGCGTTCCAAACGCTCACCGTTCAATCGATTTCGAGCCCCGCCGTCCCTTCGGGATGGCGGGGCTTTTTTGCGTTTGGGGTCTGGGCGTCGGATGTTATGTTCGGCGCGCCAGAGAACGGTCATGTCAGAGGAAATCGAGAACGGATATCGGGATCGCCTGTTGTCACAGGCGCTCAGAACGCAGACACCGCTGCAGCATGTCTCCGCGGCTATTGGAATCGTCATGCCGATGGACGTTCAATGGACGCTTACGCAGATCGGTCAATTCAGCGCTTCGCTGGAGACGGACAGGCCGCTCACCGAAGCAGAGCGCCAAAGGATCGTCGAGATCAAAGATGAATACGCTCTCGTTCCCGGGTTTGATCTGGCGTTTTCCGAGAAGGCTTAG